CACTGCAAGCACATCACCAACAAATGCTTTGGTCGCACCCGCTTCTCTTCCAGCAGGTACGCAGACAAAAGCTACCGGCTTCTTTATGGCTGGTTCTGGCGTGCTCAAGATGTTTTCTGGGTCTGCCGAGCGTATTCGAGTAGACTCTTCTGGTCGCGTAGGTATCGGTGAATCCGCCCCTTCGGCAAGACTGCATCTGTCTGCAGGTACAACCACCGTTGCTCCGCTTAAGTTGAGCACCGGAACTAACCTTACAACCCCCGCAGCAGGATCTTTTGAATTTGATGGTAATAACCTGTACTTTACGCCGGCTAGTACACGTAAGAGTATTGCTTACCTAGACAGTAGTATTACTGGTACAGCAGCTAATATTAGTGGAACACTTGCCATTGCTAATGGCGGAACAGGGCTAACTTCTGCTGGTTCGGCTAATAGTATCTTGGGTGTCGTATCCGGTGGATCCACCCTAGAGTACAAAACTCTTTTAGCTGGTACAGGTATCAGCATCACGAACAGCGGTTCTACAATCACCATCGAAAATACCGGATCAGGTACTGGAGGCGGGGGTGGTAGCAGCGGGGCTGTTACTTTTACTACTTACCAAGTAACGTTGACAAGCACCACTACTGCGCAGCGTATTGACGATGCTCAGAACCTGGCTAGCCGTATCTACGCAGTTGAAAACATCGGGTACTTTGGGGTATATATTGGGTCAGATAGTAGCGTAACTGCCTCTACAGGTTTCAAGCTAGAACCTGGTGACATCTTCGAAACTGAACTCACGAGCACTGGTTCGATCTGGGGTGTTACAGAGTTCGGTAACGTACGTCTATCTGTCATGCGAGGCCAGTAATGAAGTACACTGTCACTACAACGGATCAGTACCACGAAGTGCTGTTTGATCTAGACAGTTACAAGATTTTGCAGCAGTTTGCAAAAAGTCTTACTGCTGAACAGCTTGAAGAAGAAATTAAAGTCTTTCAGCAAAACTTGATGGGTAATGAGTAATGCCTGTCGCTACAGCAAAAATTGTTTGGAACCAAAGTACGTCAAATAAAACGTACACTCGGTTTCTGCAGTTAATTCGAGACTTTCTTACTGGTAACGGTTGGACAGTACTAACAGACAAAACTGCAGACGTTGCTGCTTATTACTTTGTAGTTACGTATAACCGTAATACTGGCTATACAGGCGACAATCCAATTGTACAAATTGCTCTATCTACAACAGGTACACCTGCAAATCCAAGAATCATACAAACTGCCTATGAGTCTTGGAATACAGGTACGGCAACAGGTACAAACGCTTCAGTAAATGCAGATAGATATGCCCCCGGGTTAAGCTTGACAGATAACTTCACATTTTATATTTCGTGTGACAGTACTTTCATTCTTACGTCTTCTTCAGTTCGTACAGCAGTATCTTCCGCATTTACCTATAAAGCGGCTTACGGGCTCGTATGTCTAGAACGCAGAGCAGGTGATGCTGACACAGGTACATTCTACGGAATAGTAACAGATGAGGCGTGGACTAATACACAAAGAATATACGTACCAAAACTTTGGAATGGCTCTACAGGGGCTACAGCTTACTTCGAAACAAGAACAAAACTAGGTAACCCTACTACTGCTACTTCAACTTACCTTACAGGTCTATATGACTTAGATGAATCGAATAAGCACGTTGTTTTTAATCTCTACGCTAGTCGTGCTGCAAGTGGTAAACTTAAAGGAAAAGTTTATGGATTTGGAGTTACTACCTTCAATCGACGCTTAGGGCATTTTACTCTTTTACCGAGTAGCAGCTCACCCGAGTGGTTAGCAACAAAGAATATTAGTTACGACATTAGGTATACAGTAGCCATGCAAGTAGCTAATTCTATTAGTACGCTGAGTTAAGGAAAAGTACTATGCCAGTTGCTACCGCAAAAATATATTGGCCAACTTACGTTGCCAATCGAACAGTAACAAGACTGTTTCAGCTGATTAGAGATTTCGTTACTCTAAACGGCTGGACTCTACTTACTGATGATTCAGGAGCAGCAACACCAGCTATTACCGTAACTTACAATAGAGACACTGGCTATACTGGTGACAACCCTATTGTTCAGCTAATTAGCGGAACGAGTGGGTCAAACTACACTATTACTGCGCGTGCTTATGAGTCTTGGAATACAGGCACTAAAACAGGAACAAACCTGGCTTATTCAAACGGTTTGGTTACATATAGCCTTACGTACGACAGTGAAATTTGGATATCCTGCGCGCCCGAATTTATACTTCTTTCTGCTTTGTACCAAGATGGTGCAGGTAGCGGAAATTCAATGCTAGCCGGAGTAACTTGTATTGAGCGTTTGGTAGGAGACACAGATAGTGGAACCTTCTTTGGCGCTGTGAGCAGCGCACTTCAGTATGACAGTGCAGCCGGAACAATAGCAGGTCCTAAACTTTGGGTTCCTAAGCTATGGAACGGCTCTACAGGAATCAATGCTTACTACAATGTGTACAGCGAACTTGGGCTCTCTACCGTCAATTCAAACTTTTTAAGTGGAGGTCTAGCGTTTCCTGATGAAAATGAGCGTCACGTCATCTTCAAGCTTGGTGCACACTTCCAGAGTTACGGCAGACTTAAAGGACAACTTTACGGCTTAGCTACTACAACGGGCGCAGGAGATTCAATTCCTGCAGAACTTCCTGTTGGTGTTTATCTACCAAACGCTACAAACCCTGAATGGCTCCTCGCTAGAACAAGCTACAACGCCTACTCATTTTTGATGCAAGTGTCGTCGCCAGTTACGAGTTTGACTTAAGGAGCAGTACATGCCATTTACTGCTGCACCTTCTAACAGCACCCACGCAAACTTTTCGGATAACTTCAACACCACAACTGTTCAGGTTCAGTCCGCCGGGTATGAAAAGTTGAACGATACTCAAACGAGTTTCAATACAAAAATCTACTATGGTCCAGGTATTGCCCGTACTCCCAAAGTCATAACTTTCAAGAATCAATCATAATGGCTGTAAGTACTTTACTCGTACAGTGGACCGCTTCTACTACCACACGTACTGCTACAAAGCTTACGCAGGTCATTCGAGATTTCCTTCAAACAAACGGTTGGACAATCGTTGATGATATGTCTTCAACCGCTTGGAACTACGGCGGTCAAAATAGACCAAGTATCGTAGTTACCTACAATAGAAATACTGGTTTTACTGGAGATAACCCTTTAATTCTAATCAGTACTTATGTGCAGTCTAGTGTAAATTACTTGTACTTCTACGCTATTGAATCTTGGAATACAAGTACAAAAACCTTTACAGGGATGACTTCAAGTCCCTACGCTTTTACAGTTATTAGCTACACTTCAAATATGGACTTGCTAATTTCTTGTGACAGTACGTTCATTGTAGCTACTTGCAAAGTAGGTGGCGTCCGGCAGTCAAACCAGCTGTTTGGGGTTTGTTGCTACGAACGTTATAGCGGTGACCAAGATTTAGGGTCATTCTACGGTAGTGTTGTCTTTACTACAAGTGGAATAGGTATACCAAGAATCTGGCATAACACTACTGCCTTTGGAAGTAACTCTACTAGCTCTGCACAAATGAATATAGGAACTATTGTAGGTAACAACTGGTCAGCACTTAGCACAGTTGACGAAGGCGGAAATGATGTAATCTTCCCGGTCTATGTACACAACTACGCATATGGTAGGCACAAGGGGCTTCTATATGGTATGAGAGTTACTACAAACAGTGCTACTGTTACAGATGGTACAATAACAGGAGCTGTAGACGGTAACGCTTGGTATATCGTGAAGTCCGGTACAGCAAGCGGTTGCATGCCTTATGCAACGCCTACTGTAGTAACTTAGGGTAAGTAACTCATGGACTCTGAAAAAGAAACTCCTGAGACCTTCAACAAAAAACTTCTTCTGCTATTTGCAACGATCACGGCCGTCATCACAACTCTGCTCGCATCAATTGTTGTACTTCTTGAGTGGCATTGGAGCATTGCCTTGGGTATTGGGCTTCTGGTTGGTATAACAATGTCTCGAGCCCATAACTGGCTCATTGAAAAGCTTGCTTTCAAGTACAAGTTTGACGTTGCTCCAAACCCACTTGAGCGCTTGTTCAAACCAGAACCAAAACCAAGAACAGACCTGATTGTCTATGTAGAGCCAGAGCCGGATAAGGACCCTTGGATCCATAAGGACAACCCTGAAGACTTCAAATAGACAGAAGCGCAAAAAGTAAGTAGTATGCTTCTATGAACGACGAACTCAAGCAACTGAGCATGGTCTTGTCTTCAGGAACAACCGTGCCCACAGTTACTCTCGGTGTGTACAAGCACCCTGATTACCCGTATGCGCAGCTTCCCACGCAGCAGCACGAGGGTGATATTGGGTTTGACCTGTACGCCTGTGAAGACAGCAAGGTTCCTCTGAACCGCTCGGCTATCATCGAGACTGGTCTGATCCTTGATATTCCACGAGGCTACGGTGTGCTCATGAGCGGCCGCTCTTCTTCATTTGCAAAGCGTGGAATCCTCGTGCACGAAGGTTGGATTGACCAACAGTACGGAGAGACCATCAAGGTTCTCGCCTACGGACTTCAAGGTTCTCTTGAAAACTACTACTTCGACCGTGGCATGGGTTACTACCAACTGGTAAAAGCGGGTGAGCGTATTGCCCAGCTGCGCGTAGTTCGAACTCTACCTACTCAAATCGTTGGGTTGGATAATCGCCCTGACAAGAAGCGACAGGGTATAGGGTCTACAGGAGTCTGACATGCACAATATCTTCATCCGCCTGCACGTGCAGGCTGACAGCGCAAAGTTTGACAAGGCAGCGCACCCAGGTGCAGTCTGTCTGGAAGCTCTACGCAGTCTGCTGAAGAGCATGCCCGGTGTAGCGGTTCCTGCAGCTTCTTGGGGTATTACCGAGCGTGATGCAGATTCGCAGGAAGTAAAAGAGCTGCGCCACACGGTACGCAAGCTTGAGGAGCGTGTGAAGGAGCTTACGCAGCTACTGACACCGCCCGCGCCTGTTGAAGAACCCCCCGCTATCGAAGAGCCCAACAATGAAACTGTTCTTGAAGAAGTCGTGGCTGAAGCTGAAGTTGTTGCTGACGCTGAGCAATTTGATGGAGCACCTGAACCAGATATTGCTGAATCCGAAGCGGGTGAAGCAAAGCAGCGTAACCGCCGTCGAGTGCGATAACTGCCTCAAACTTGAAGCTCAACTAGAAGAAAGCCTGAGAGAGTGGACACGACTGCAGAGCTGCGAGGACGTGCTGTGAACGTAGAAGCGCCTTACAAGTTCATTGCTGAAGAAGTAGCGCGACTAGTAGAGCAGAAGAATGCAGCTTACGGCAGCGCTTTTGCCAAGTCCGGTGAAATTCTCAAGCATCTCTATCCAGACGGAGTCAAGCCTGGACAGTACACAGACATGCTGGCCGTGATCAGGATTCTGGACAAGCTGTTTCGCATTGCTTCGCAAAAGGAAGCCTTTGAAGAATCACCTTATCGAGACATCATTGGCTATGGAATTTTGGGCGTGGCCAAGGACGAATATGGTGAATAACAACAGGATGGACTCTTCTGAACACTTCCTTATGGAAGTTGTCAAACAACAAGCTGACAGAGTTCGCTGGCTTGAACGGCTACAAAGCTACGTACGTCACAGAGAGCACTGTGAGCCGTCTGATGACGGCAGCACATGCTCTTGTGGTCTTCTTCGACTATTGAACGACGAGTAGCTACTGCCCAGCAAATTGGACTACAAGGTCTACGTTTGCTGTACCGGCAGCCGCTACGGTAATGTTGGTAGGTCGGCTATTCAAGTTGAGCAGCAGAAGGTCTTCCAAAGTCATGATGCTGCCATCATCAATCTGCACAGTAAACGGGTTTGGTGTGTAAGGATCAGCCGATGCTGCAGTGCTAGTCATGAACATCATGAAAGAGCCAACAGCAAAAGCTTGAGTAAGATCCAGAACCTTAGGTGAGCCCGGTTGTAGAGCAATGTGCATTGTCACGTGGTGCGGGTACGACTTGGGCTTTTCATAAGCTTCACGCGCCCGGTCAAAGTGCAGCTGAACGCCCTGGAAGTGGAACATGTTTGCCTCAACAGAATGTGTTCGGTGAACCGAATGGGAGTACTTGGCCTTTGGAGCCAAACGGTGGCGCTGAGCCGCAATGGTTGGTGGGATCGCCAATACGAACGACCTTGTAGTCTTCAGCATAGACTTTGGATTGGCCAGATTCTAGGGTGAATTTGTTTTCATCCGGACAAGCCACGTGCGTGTGCTTGGTGCTGTCAGCAATCGCGGTTTCCAAGTCGTTAGTAAAAACTGTTCCAGCACCAGATTCAATTACACCCGAGACTGGCACAACTACCTGCCCGTTGAAATGAGCATCAGTCGCATTGAAGACCGGTGTGCCCTTGAAAGCGATATTCTTGCTCATGAATACGCGGGGCCCATGGAATAGGCATACTCTACAACAACAGAACTACCGGCCGCAAAAGGCTTGTTTACAAGCAACCTACTGCGTCCGTCGGCCGTTTGTACATTAAAGTCATTCTGGCCCAAAAGCGTCGTAGTGGTTCCCGTGAATTCATAGCTAGCTCCGGCAGATATCCCAGCGGGTGGTGTGACGCTTGTTGCATAGACAGCGTAGTCGTCCGGCGAAATGAAATTCCACGATTTGCTGTCCTTGGTGCCCACTACCGACGTTGACTGAAGTATATCTTGGTAACCTACTGGCAGATTGTCTGTGGTTCCCGCGCCTCTAGTGACATCAACAACAGTAAGTTGGGTGTAAGACAAGCTGTAAGTAAACGGCTCCGTAGTGCCGGAAGCAATAAGCTCCCCCGTTAGAGGACGTTGGGCTTCCGGAATCAACCAAGTAAAGACGCCAGCAACTATGTCCCAATCAGTACCCTTGGTGTAGCTCTTGCCCGTGGGTGTGTCATCCGGGAGCTTTGTAATCAAAGTAGCAACTCTGGTTGTAGGTGGTCGCAGCGCCGTAGTCCACTTGACCTTGTTGTTGACGCTGTAGACGATGCCGTCAGACACAGAGGTATCCGAAGTCACCATCCACTCACCTACTTCTTGGTTGTTGATTACTGCGGTCCTGCGGTAGGTAGTAACCGAGACTGTAGGCAGAGTCGGGTGGGCTACCGGAAGATTCGTAAACGTGTAGCTCTGTACCTGATCCGTGTACAGCGCACTCAGGTTGTTGCCGGTAAAAGTATCTTCATCGCTCCCACCTCGATTGACTACAGTAGTAGCAGTGCGTTCCAGCACAACTTTATATGTACCCTGCGGCTGGTTACCCACCCACTCGATAACCCAACCACCCAGATTGAAACTGGAGTTCATGGGTTTGCAGGTCACAGTATCTGTTGCACCCGCTCCTCTTACCAACGTCTCGGCCAAGTCAAGTTTCATGGTCACCTTTTTGACCTGCTCTTTGGTTGTTTCGTACTCAAGCTGAAGCTCCGCGGCCGCCTGTATAACTTCTATTGTCACCGCATCCAGTGTTGGCTTAGCCATCTTGGTTCTCTTGTGATGTAGCAGGAACCACGTTTGCCGAAATGATTATCTTGCCCTGCGGGCCGGTGTCGGACTTTAGGGGAATCACTGTTTTGTGCAGTCCGGTAACCCCAGTAGGTACGACAATAAACTGCAGCTTGTACTGAGACCCCGGTGTAGAAAAGCAGTCCAACACCGTGGTGGGAATACTGGTAAACATCGTACCCATGCCTGGTGGCGGCAAGCCGACTACTCGAGCAGCGCCAATTACTGTTACTCCTTTGGTTGCCGCAAGTGCAATATCAGCAACGGCTGGCAGGAATATCAGACCCAAACCCGGAGGTGGTGGAAAAGGTAGGTAAGGTAAACCGGTTTCCATGGGGATGGGCATCATCAAACCACTTTTCATGGTTGTACCCAGCACCAGCATGGTGATGCTGGCCCAGCCCGGATTGGTCGTGGTTATACCGCCAAGATCCAAAGCCAGATTCATTATTGGTGGCATTCCTGCCTGCATGATACTGACGCTCTGGCTTACGGGTTTTGGAATGATAACCGTGCCCAAATGCAGGGTACCGACATTGTCGCTGCCTGGTACCATAGGACTGAGTTTAAGTATGCCGTTCGGCATGAACGTGTCTTTCTACTGATGACATGCGATCAAAGTTATCAGAACAGTTCATGAGAATGTGCTCACGTGTCCGTTGGTTGAGGTTGCGTGCAGCATAGACGTCAACATTGCCGTCGGCGCGATACCGCACGTAAGTGCCAGTTTGTCTGTGCGTGACAGTAACCGTACCGTCGCTATCAACTTGGTAGAACATGTACTTCAAAGAGCGTACAAAATTGACGAAGTTCTGTACCAGCAGAAACCATTCCGGAACTGCGCTGCGGACTAAAGGTTTTGCGTTATCCAGCATAAAGCGAGTATAGCACTCTGCACAGATTTTCAAATACTACATACGCACACTGATAAAAGCGCCGCGCCAAGAAAGGTTGGTTTTTGTCCGTGAGTGAGCAGCCTGAAAAGCAGCAGTTTGAAGATCGTGCCCTGAAGTGCCGTGACTGCAAAGTTGAGTTCAAGTTTGGAGTAAAGGATCAGGAGTTTTACCAGAAAATGGGGTTCAAGGAGCCAAAGCGTTGCCGCCCCTGCCGTGAAGCTCTGAAAGCTGTACGCGAAGGCAAGTAACCAATCGAGTAGTCCCCCGAGCCGGTGCCCCACAAGGGTGCCGGCTCAAAGCGTTTGGTAGGATATGACTGTGAAAGCAGTAGAACTAAAAAACCAAGCTGTCCTTACACTGCTTCGCCGGCAACCCTTCATGTTTCACCTGATCACTCAGCTACGCTATGAAGAGACTGACAGTGTACCTACGGCTGCCGTCGTGTTTGACGGCCTGAATAACGAGAGCTGGTTGAAGGTAAACCCAGACTTTGTAGAAAAGTTGTCTGCTCTCGAGCTTGAGGGCTTGCTGGCCCATGAACTCTTGCACGTGATGCACGAGCACACCCACTCACCGCACGTCCGTGAATGGGCTTGGAACATTGCAACTGATCTTGCAGTAAACACGGTTTTGCTCAAGCAGGGTTACGTGTTGCCGAGCGGTGGGCTTACCCCGCAAGGTGTTGCAGACAAACTCGCAGAGGATTCGGGACACCCGGTGGAAACCCCGCCCGAGCTGATGTCGGCTTACTGGTACTATCGCTGGCTTCAAGAGAATGCCAAGACCAACGAAGATAGCAAGGATAGTTGCGGTGGCGGCAAGTCAGAAACAGACGATACGCGGGACAACCAAGAGCAGGGTAACAATCAGTCTGGATCTTCACTGCAAGACCAAGCTGACCCACACGGTCACTGGTCTGACAGTGAAGGACAGCAGTCGCCCGAAGCTCGGGAACTTACCAAGCGCATGGTTGCCCAGCATGTGCAAAAGGCTAGCGAGAGCACTGCAGGTCGTCTTCCCGGTTATCTGGATTCTTTGGTCAATGAACTTTTGCGGGTGTTGGAAGAACCGTCCATGCGGTGGAACCAAGCCCTCAAGAAGTTCGTGGGTTTTAGAGCTGGCGTAAGTCTGAAGGCTAGCTGTGCCCGTACAAACAAGTACGGACAGATTCCCAAGATCCTGTTCAAGCCGTCTACCAAGTTCATGGTGTTCATTGATGTATCGGGTTCAGTTGACGACCAGCTGGCAGCAAAGTTCTTCAGTGAACTGGAAGGCTTGGCAAAGCAAGGCAATGAATTTGACTTGGCACAGTTTTCGATAGATGTCGTACCAATGGGAAGGTTTACCAAAAAACCTTATTACTCTCGCTTCATGAAAGGCGGCACTGACTTCAGTGCGCCATTCAAATTCATGCTGAAGAACAGGTTGTATAACAAGTACGACGGTGTAATAGTACTTACGGACGGAGAAGCTCCATGGCCAATGCCGGACGAACTTCTGCTACCATCCCTGTGGGTACTGAGCGCAGAACAGACTACCCCTGCACACATCAACACTATCGTCATCAAGGACTGACAAATAACACCATGCGGCGCTACACATTTGAATACGAAGTAACCACCGGTATCGATGACAGTTTTTTGTCTGGCGGTACGGTAATTGTAGAAGCAACAAACCAAAACAACGCCGAGGTTCTTGGTCGCCGCAGAGTCCAAGAAACGGACAGGTATTGCGACTCGAGCATGGACCCTGTAATCACACTTACTCTGGAATCGGTAGAGGAAACGATAGATGTCTCAGCAGAGCCCGGCTCGAGTCTGCAAGCAAGCCAAGGAGTTGTATCCTACTGATACGCTCCTAAGGACGCTGCTTTACAGCAGAGCCTGCACCATAAAGAACCTGGATAATCCGGCAATCAACCCGGCCAGTATTGTAGTCAATGTCCAAGGTCACGCCGGCGTCGGCAAGACTGCCATGATTCAGCAGTTAGCGCGAGACCTCAGAATTGGTTACGAAATTCTAAATGTCGGCGGCGTCACTGACGTCGCCGAAATCTTTGGTATCAGCCACGTGAACCAGCTCACCGGGCGAACCGAAGCTACTCCGCCAGCTTGGTGGCCTCTGGACGAGCACAGCGAAGGTATCATCAACATCGATGACCTGACTCGTGCGCTTCCCCACGTCATTCAAGCGCTGCAGCAGTTCATCAACACGAGAAAGTTTCACAATCTGGTGCTGCCCAAGGGTTGGACCATTGCGGTCACCACCAACCCGGACGACGGCGACTACAACGTGACGTCGGTGGACAACGCCTACGAGACGCGACTGGTCACCCTCGTCTACAACAGACCAGAAGAAGTGTTTCTCGAGCAACTCGAGAAGCAGGGCGTAGACGACATGGTCGCCAACTTCTGGCAGGTGCACCGTGAGCAACTCCGCATGCCCAGGTTGGAGCAAAAAGCACCGAAGGCCAACGACCGTACGCGCATGATCTTCAACCACCTGTACCCGTATTTGGCTAACGACCAAGATGCGCTGATTGCTACGGGTTCTGCGCTATTTGGCTACGAGTGGACTCAGGTGTTTCTGAGCTTTCAGAAGAACGATGACCAGCCGTTGAACCCCGACGAGATTCTGGAAATCTATGTCAATGACAGCAGCCTGAAGCAAACCACCGAAAGGTACTTTGCTCAGGGCCGAAACGATTTGCTCAAGGTAAGTACTGAAAGATTGGTCCACCGCATGCGACAGGTCGTTGCTCTTACCAGTAACAACTGGAAGAATATCTCTGCATTTCTGACAGATTTGCCACAGGATCTAGGATTTCATATGTATATGTCTTTGGTTCAGACAGGACAGCCGTCAGCTGATTTGTTCAGAGCCAAGCTTATGGAATTCCCCGAACTTGCCACAAACTTTGTCAAACTTGCTGAAAGTATTCCAAAGGTAAGAAAGGAATAGGAGACCAGTCGTGTCTGAGTGGAACCGTAATCGTTATGAGATGCAGCCTCATAATTTCAACGAAAAGTTCGGACCAAAGACCGCCGGCCACCCTACAGTAGGGCATCCCTGTGCCAAGTGCCGAGTACCGCTGGAATCCGGTGACTACACTACGCTGAACCCGGTGGACAACTACTCTGTAGAAGTCCACTGGGACTGCATCAACCCGAAGATGAAAAAGAAGAAGCAATGACTCTGTTCGAAGACCTTTGTGAGCAACCAGATCCAATAGGTGTTTTGGCACGGGCTTGCAGTACCCTTGAAGAGCTTTATGAGCACTTGGACATACTGCTTATCAACGAGCCCAATCATCCACACTACATCGAACTGCTTATGCTCAAGACTGACATCGAGCGGACCTTGTAGCGTCCTCGCGCGCACGCGCGCGGTCCAGCTATTGGTGAACTTCCCCCTAACTACTGCGTCCCCTCTCCCTCCTCTCCCCCAAAGCGGCGTTTCATAGGCAAGTAGCCATGCAGCGGCCAACCTTGGCGCACTTTACGTGCACGGAACAAGGGTAGAGGGGACGCAGAGCCGGTGCGGCCGCACCGGGGAGGAGTTGGATTTCCAGCTATTGGAGCCACTTCCACTACTGCGTTCTCTGCGTCCCCACGCCTTAACGCAGCAGCATGCATGACAATAGCATGCTCATTGCTCCTGTCAAGTCAAAAAAAAAAGAAGCCGGAAGCTCAACCAATGTGGGGACACAGAGCTGGTAGTTATTAGACCACCAGAGCGGGGAGCTTCCGACTTCTCTTGTTGGAACCTTGTGAGGGCGTCCAACAACTAAATCCTACACAGTAGCCTAGAGTCTGTCAACGCGTCTCGGTCGGTCATGGTTGCAGGTGGTTGGGAATGTTGCCGCCGTTGCTTGAAAAGGAGTCCAGCTAGTGGGTGGTGAAGAGTTGGGTGAGGCGGTTGGCAAAGTGCTGGACCAACTGGCTTCCGTTCTGGCAGACTATCTGCATGTTGAAAGCAAGCTTCAGGTGCACGCCCTCACGTGGACACCGGAAGCAACGTCAATTTACATTGACGATCCTCAGTTGGCCGGACACATCACACGTCGAGTCACTACCGAACTTGGTGACATTCAGGTAGTTGTGGACCACGCAACCCGCGGCCCCGTATCAGTGGAACTTATCCAATGCCCAATATCGAATACACGCTCGTCAGCGATAACGACATTGAAGACGTTGTCCAGTACCTGAGCGGGGAATCGCTGCTGGCGCTGGATACGGAAACGTACAGAACGACCAAACCCTATCCCAGAGCCTACGACCTGAAGACGGAAAACCGCTTGTGGATTTCCGATCCTTTCATCAACAACATTCGGCTGGTACAGATTCGGTCACGTGACAGCGAAAGCTTCATCTTTGACCTGATGGAGCTTTCTGGCGCAAGCACTGAACGGCTTCAGTGGTTGCTGGGGCAAAAGCACATTACTTGGTTGGGGCACAACCTCAAATTCGATTGGCGCATGATTGCCGTCAACCTGGAAGTCGAACTTGAGAAGGTTTGGGACACCATGCTGGCAGCGATCACCATCGGCTACGCAATTGGCGACGGTGCCATGTGGTCAAGAGGTGTTGGCCTCAAAGATGTCTGTCGCGACTTTCTTGACGTCAAACTGGACAAGACGGAGCAGAACAGTAACTGGGGCGCCAAGGAACTGACAGCAAATCAGTACCAGTACGCAGCAAACGACTTGCTTTACCTGTTCAAGCTCTATGACGTACTGATCAAGGCAATCGAAGAAGAGTATGACATGCTTGGTGGAGTGCAGTTGGAAATGGAGCTGCTTCCGGCAGTAGCAGCAATGGAAATTGCCGGAATCGATTTTGATCTTGATCTGTACTACCGAGTGCAGAAAGCTGCCAAAGCTTATATTCCCAAGCTGGAAGAAGAGCTTTGCAAGTTTATCGGATGGCCCATGATTGCAGTACCGCCTCTTGAGCGGATAAAGACTGGGCGTAACTGGAAACCAAACCCAAAAAGCTTTGACGGTGAAGCAAAGAGTCCTCTGGATTCAAACCCTTTCATGCTCAAAGCGTTTCGGGATAAAGGTGTGGAAGTCGAGAACTTGCAGGGAAAGCACTTGGAAGAGTTGTCGGACAAGTACCCAATCCTGAAAAAGTTCAGTGACTACAAGGATCTTACCAAGCAGCTTGGGATAGCCTACGATGCTTGGGTACACCCACTTACGGGCCGTATTCATCCCGAATTCAACCAGTCAGGCGCCGCCACCGGTCGTTTCAGCTGCAATAACCCCAACTTGCAGCAGGTTCCAAAAACGGAAATCACGGACCCTCAGACGGGTGACAAACTCTGCTACCGCTACTGCTTCATTGCTCCTGATGGCCAAGAACTGGCTTCAGCCGACTACTCGGGACAAGAGCTACGCGTCATGGCAGTACTGTCCGGCGATCCCAACCTGATTCACATCCACAAGAACGAACCCGACTACGTCGAGGATCCAACGGGCAAGCTGGATGAATATGGCAAACCGGCCATGGTGAAGAACATGGGTGCAGATGTCCACGCAATGAGTTGCGAGCTGGTGTATGGTTCAGCAGGTATTACCAGATGGAATGCAAAGACTACGCCCTACCCGGGACTATCGGGCAAGACGTACAGAGACGTCATCAAGACCGTTGTCTACGGGCTGGCCTACGGCAAGACTGCACCTGGTCTGTCAAAAGACATGGGTATCAGCATCGATGAAGCGGAAAACATCATCGAGTCCTTTTTCAGACCCTACCGTGTCCTTCACCAGTGGTTGGAAAAGGTCGGCAAAGCTGCCGACGATACGAGATTAAGCCGATACGGTATACCAGAAGCTGGTATTACTCGTTGGCGAATGGTAAACTCGGACAGGCACGAAGACAAAGGTGCTTTGAATCGAGCCGGCAAGAACACCCCCATTCAAGGATGCAGCGCACTCATGATGAAGAAAGCTTTGTGCAGCCTGAGAACGGTTGTACGAGAAGCTGGTGGAACAGTATGCGCTACGATTCACGACGAAGTTCTCGTCAGATATCCTATCGAACTACGGGACCAAGTGATGGCAGCAATCGACAAGGGCATGACCGAAGGATCCAACGTATTCCTCCGAAATGTTGTCAACGATAAGTACGGTGTCGGCTGCGCCAAACACTGGTCAAAGGATTAAGGAACAAAACCGATGTACATCAATGTAGCCAGCGCCAGTGCTTTCGGAAAGAAGCTGGCGCTGGCCAACGCTTCGCTGAACGCAAAAGGCGAAACCAATCCCATCTGCGGAAGCATGATGCTGTCTACCGGTGCTGATGGCTTGGCGGTTACAGTTGCAAACACCAGCTCGCATCAGCTGAAACTGCACGCTCCAGCCCACGTCAACATTCCGGGTTCGGTGCTTATTCCTGGCGATCACTTCACCAAAATCATCAACCGGCTTGGGGATCGTAGCGCGTCTTTAAAGGTCGAGAACAACCAGCTGGTTGCCATCACGTCTGACAACGACGTCTACAAGTTCGACCTGTTCCAAGGCGAAGCTGAAGACTTTCCGGTGGACAGTGACATTCCGCCGGTAGGTGCCGTAGTGGACGCAGACGGTTTCTCGGAAGCCTTGAAATCCGTACTCACAGCGGCGCTGGACGCCGAGCAGGACATCATCTTCAAGGCCGAGAACAACACGCTGTCCATCTACACCTCGGATTATCTGACTACTAAAAGCCGCACTCAACTGGTAAGTCAGAACTTTCCTTTCAGCTTCAGCGTACCGCGCAGTACTGTGGCAGCCGGGCGCATTCCTGACTGGTCCGGACCGGTTCAGATTCACGTGCGGTCTGATAAGGTGGTGCTTTCCCAAGGCGAAGAACATCTGATGATTCGTCGCGTGGGTCAGGCGGGGGACATCCAAACGATTGAAGAAGTACTTGGAGTTCAAGCTATTGGCCGTCTTGTTGTCAGTAGGCAGCAGCTTCAGTCAAAAGTCCACATCGTGGCCATTGGCAAGCAAACGTGTACGCTACAAGTCAAAGGCAAGAGCGAGAAGAACCTTCTGATTGAAGCGGAAAACGCCGGTGTTGGTGGGCACAAACAGGTAATTGCCATTCAAGGCAGCATTACTGGTGTGACAAGCAGCGTCAAAGTCGATGTCTCGCTGCTTGAAAAGGCGCTTAAGACTGTAGATGGCGATGACTTGCTAGTCGACTATGTAGACTACACGGGAGATGGCAGCAGCATCAGCTTGCGGTTGGCTAATGACGCCAATCCTGAAAAGAAGCAAACGTTGTTGTTGCCTCTTCAGAGCTAGGAGGTAACCGGCTGTGTTGCCGGACAACTGGTTGGTAAACCCACGTGTCAGAAAGCTTCGACAGAAGTTTCTGACCGTACCAAGGACGAGATTCCTTGACCTTGCCGAGCACATGTTCGGTACGGTAGACTTGGATCGACAGCAGCTGGGCGCACTCGTCCAGCTGCTCACCGACTCGGAACATTGGCCCTCCATCCAGAGGGCCCAAATGACCACCAGCAGTATCGAACAAGCAGAACTTGGCGAAGCACTGCTTGATGCGCCAAAAGATGAGTGGCTTCCAGAAATATTGCCGCTACTGCTGGAGCTGCAGCCAGGTTCCAGCATGCTGGACTTAGGTTGTCATCAGGGACACGGTGCACAAGTACTGACCGGAGTCAGTTTCTACGAAGGTCACGACCTGAACGCCAAGCGGGTTCAAGTTGCCAAGCGCCTGTTTCCGGAGCAGCAGTTCCAAGTCACGGATGTAGCCCGGTGGCTGGCTTACGAACCAAGATCCAGCTATTCGCTGGTTTTGGTCCATCTGCCGGCAGATCACTACACAGTGCATGGACCTTGTCTGGAAACCCAGCGTGGTCCGGACATCACCTTGGACACCGCAATGCTCGAGTGGGGTGCAAAGTGTTGCACGCGTGGCGGCATTCTGGTGGGGCTGGTCAGCCGCGAAAGCAACTTGGAGCCTATCAGCCAGTGGTTACGGAACAACGGCACTCCGCTGATGGTTTCTGCTGTAGGAAACACCACGCTTGTTGTCTACAGGCACGGTATTCGCATGCGCGACTACCCGACTATAGATAATGCGTTTGCCAACTACGAAGAACTTACTGAATTTCTCATGGCCAAAGGATACCTAGCAAGAACACCTGTTTGCGCTGATGATCCTCGACCTTTGGAAATCTCTGACTGGGGTATCGAACTCGTAGCACAAAGTACCGAAGAGTTTTCTGGTACAGCAGAGACATTGCTCTATAAGAGCAAGCATGCTGCCCGCATTCGTTGGCAGAATGACCGAGCTGCGCTCGGCTGGGCTATGCATCAAGCTTTCAAAGCTACGCGCGAAGAGAGCTGGAATAAAACCGTTGAACGCTTTAACCAACGTTTGGGCATCAACGACTATCTGCAGTATCGGTCAAACAGTCTTCACGACTTGCTCAACCTATCCCAAGAGTTTGCAGTAGCGGAAACCCCGGAGTTGAAGGGCCATGCCAGCAAATTGACCAAGCGGTATCACAGGTTACGGACACCGTACCCGGAGCGGGCTACTGTAGAAAATCGCTACTATAGTTTGGGCCCTGGCGACAAACTACAGCGTAATCAAGAACTCTGGTCGGTGCAGTTTTCGGAACCAGACTTCTCGGGCAAGAACCCGCCAAAGCTTCATCTCAGTAAGGTCGAATAATGGACAGGAACTGCAAAGCCTGCAAGTTGGGGTGTGGAAGGGCTGTGCCTAGTCACGGTCCTTCTACCCCCAAGCTGTTGGTCATATCTGATTATCCCGGTGCAAAAGAGACCGAGCTGGGTCTGAACATGATGGGGCGCGCGGGGCAGCTACTTCGAGATGCTCTGCAAAACATTGTAGGGTTGGATCCAGAGCGGGATGTGTACTATGCAAACGTCATCAGATGTGAGCCCACCGACGGTGCCAAGAGCATCGGCAAGGCTGAGATCAATGCCTGCAAGAAGTTCACTCTTGAAGACATTCGCACGGTCAATCCCGCTGCAATTCTGATTGCCGGTAACTTGGCTTTTCAGACAGTACTGTCTCAGATCTACGCCATGGAAAAAGACAGCGAGTCAGGCTTTAGCCTTAGTAAAGCCCACGGTTCGGTCTATGAGTACCTCGGCAAGAAGTACTTGGTTACTTGGAACCCGGCGCACGTTGAGCAGTACAAGTTCAAGCAGAGAGTAGGCGGAACTGATCGCCGACCTCTTTACGAGGACTGGTATCCTACTGGGTCAGAGCCTTGGATGTTCATACGGGACATGCAAAAACTGAAGGCTCTACTGGATGCAGAAACGTGAAGGGGTATCAAGGGTGGAGTGGGCGGCCCAGAGAGTACAAGACAATCCGGGTCAGTCAGCTTCCCGAGCACATCTATAAAAAGTGCAAGCAGTACTTAAACGGTCGTAGGTGGACTACTGAAGAAGAAATCAACCGACTGCTTGCCCTAGAGAAGTTCGAAAGGAACGATCATGTCACAAAGTACCGATCTTCCTCTGGAACTGTTTCCAGAGAAGATTCACCAGCTCCGTACGGAGATGATGCAAGTAGAAAGGGAACTGAGTCAGCTGAAAGGGATTCGAGCGGAACGCAAGAATACACTGAAGAGTAGTGAATGGCAAAGTCTTGGTAGCAACGACAAGATTCGTGACGCTAACTTCGAGCTGATACTTGTAAAAGACGAAGTCTACAAGACTACTAACCAGGATATAGAAAAGCTGGAGTGGGACTTGAACGAAGCCCAGTTCAACCTTGAAAAGTATGAAAACCTTTTCTCGGTAAAAAAGTTACGCCTTAGAGAACACATTGCTGGTATGGAGCTACAAGCTGCTACGGGTATCAAACAAGTAACTCCGGAACCAGCTGAAGTCGGTCTGCCTGCGGTACCCCCGGCGCCCCCACCACTCAAAGCAGGTAAGTTTCCATTCTGAAGGAATGCACATGGAGAAGTTGATTCTGACGTCACCTGCCGAGTTGCAGGAAGAAGGATTTGAGGTAGTTCCTGCAGAAACTCTGCTGGACACTCAGTTGTTCAAAGCCGCACGCAGTCGTATCGAACGAATTATTGACGGTACGCCTGAGCTAGCCCGGCGGGAAAAGCGTGAGTATCAGCTTCGCTATGCTGCCATGGGCTATTGTCGTGATCGTAATCTGTGGGCACACGAGCAGGGTTTGGGAAAGACCTATGAAACGATCCTGCTGATTCTGCTGAAGTACGGCGAGCAGCTCAAGGGCCGCGGTCACAAACCGCTGCGTCGGGGCACAATTCAAATTGTCGCCCCTAGGCACACTCTCAAGTTGGCTTGGTTGCAGGAGTTGAAAACCTGTGGCTTGGGTGACATGGTTGATGTCGTCCTTAACGAGCAAGACGCAGATCGCGCAACAAAGCCTATTTGGCTTCTGTACTTTGACCTGTTCAAACAGCAGAGCAAGCACGGTCAAAACCTCAAGAAAAAGGGCAAGATGCGCAAGCGCTGGCTCAAGAACAAGGAGACCGAGCTATATTTTCTTGGCCGGCCAATGTGGCGCAAGCTGCGGCAGAAGGCCAAACCGCACATGCTGGTACTTGACGAAGTACACAACCTGAGGGAAGGTTCCGAGCGTACGGAAACCATGCTGCGTTACGCACGCGGTATTCGTAACATCTTGGCGCTGACAGGCACACCGATTGACGGTTGGGTCAGCCACCTAGCCACGATTCTGGGGTTGGTGTACGGCGACAACTCGCAGGTCTTTCCTTGGTCAAGTACCGCTTTCACCAAGCGTTTTACCAGAGAACGCGTAGTTGACATGGACTATGCTACCGGTGAAGTCGGCGCCGACGCCAAGAAACGTGCCGCACCCGGCATCAATCCAGATCAAATTCCGGAATTCAGGCGGGCTACGATTCATCTAATGCACCGATTGATCATTAGAGATCCGGAAGTAACTGGCGTGAAGTTCCCTCCCGTAAACTACCACTTGGTCAGCTGTCCCATGGACCCCGACCACATGGAGTATTACTACCGAGCGCAAACCAATGCACTGGTTGACATTCAGAACAACCTCAACGCTATGGGCAACAACCGAAATTCGTTTCGCTTGCGGCAGAATGTGCTTGGTAGCATTCAAACCCTGAGACGGGCGGCTAGTTGCCCTTGGTCCATTGAAATGGCTCCCTACGGTTCTCGAGAAACTGCAAAGATTACTGAGACCGTAAACATATGCAGGCAGATGGCCGAGCAAGGCCGTAAGGTCATTGTCTTCACCAACTTCATAGGAACGGGGAAACCCCTTGTAGATGCATTGCGCATCGCCGGACTGGAAGTAACCCGTATCTATGCCGAAGACAAAGCCGAACGACCTGCTCTGCTTACGCAGGAAGCTCGGGAAGAGCGTATTGAGGACTTTCTTGAAGATCCTCGGATCAACGTATTGGTGGGGAACCTCACGCTGCTGTCCACTGGCTTGACCATGGTGCAAGCATCAGTAATCATCAACCACGACCATGACTGGCGGGCAAATACCTACAGACAGGGTATCTCGCGTGTCGTTCGCCCTGGGCAGGTTCATAGTCATGTAGATGTGTACGACCTAGTTACCGAACGCTCGGTAGATGTCTACATTCATGCAGCACTCATGCGCAAGCTCGAAGCCACGGCGCAGGTGGTTGACGGCCAGTTTGTACTGGCAGATGATCCTGACAAGCTTGACGTTGATCCACTGTCCGTAGCCAAAGCCCTGATATCCGGAGATTTTGCAATTGAGTCACGATGAATACGATGAGCTAAGCTACAACACCGACTTTTCTCTGGATGAGCAAGAAGCCGAAGAGCGAAGCATTTCAGCAAAGCTACAGGACGAAGCAGATCTTGATGAAGAGTTTGCAGACGCGCTAGCCAGAAGTATCCTCAAGGACATCCTGATCAAGTTCCGTCCGGACTTGTTCAGCACGTTCTCCGTCTGCCTAGTCTGCAACTGCTACTGGAACGGCACCCCTGATATCTGCGGCAACTGCGGCAAACGCCCGCAGCCCGCTATGCCCTGAGACCATGACATCAACACTAGCCCTTGAAAGCCGACCAGTCAGCTGGTCAACTCTGGTTGGACAAGACATTCCTCGCAAGGTCTTGTCCAACTCCATCATCAGCAATGACATTAAACCCGGCTACTTGTTTAAGGGGGCAAGCGGCTGCGGCAAAACGTCAGCAGCCTTGCTGTTTGCAAAACGGCTGAATTGCCTGCAGCCAGATGGCGCGGACCCCTGCAACGCGTGTACTTCGTGTGCGAGCATCGACAAAAACCTGAGTCATGACGTGAAGTACGTAGACGGAGCTGCCGACCGCTCAGTGATGTTTGTTAGAGATGTGCTTAGACCATTCCTGACAACGACACCAATCGGCGGCAAGCACAGAATCGCTATAATCGATGAGGCGCACTTGTACAAGCAGGATTCCATCAGTGCATTTCTGACACTGCTGGAACAACTGCCAAAAATGGCACCAAAATCATTGGTAATTCTCTGCACTACCGAAGGTGACCAGATTCCCGTTGCGATTCAAAACCGCTGTCTCTCACTGAACTTTGCTCCCATCAGCACAGAGACCTTGGTTGATGCCATGCACAAGTTTACCGGTGAAGACAAAGCGGCACTAAAGGAACTGGCGGCTGCCTCTTGTGGCAGCTTTAGGACCATGTGGTCTTTCATGGAAGTCTGGGAACATACCGGTGAACCCTTGACCGAAGATCTTGTTATGCGAATGCTTGGTGGAATTACCAAGTCAGAGCGTAACAACCTTTGGCGTTTGCTGAAAAACCGAAGGCTAGACCAAATACTCAGTCTGTGGCAAGCCTGGATGAAGCGAGGAGTAAATCCTACGGTTCTTGGTGCTTATATGTTGAAGGACCTTATTCACATGGCAGCAGCAGCGCCTGAAGCTGCAAACTGGTCTACAGCAATAGGAGCACTGAGTGCTGTACAAGTAAGTGGCACAGAATCCGCGTGGTTGCCCGCACTATACACATTATGCGGGCTGCCACTGGACTGCGAGAATGCCCAAAGGGTTGCACCAGAGGAACGGCAGCCCGTTTCACAAAGTACTGACAAGTTGCTGACCCGCTTGGCCTTCTTTGGTGCTTGACACTCCCATCATTCAGAAGGATGATGGGAGTGCTTTTCTTTGGAGGCTACCGTGGCACAGCTACAGACAATTCTGACCAACTGGAAGAATGCCGCAACCCCGGTTTCGATTGTTCTTGCAGGTAATGTCGGCGTTTATGGAACTATCACGGATGACGGCGTTGGGCAGGATAGCATCGTGGTAAATCACGCTAATGCAGATACCGTCATTCCAAAGGCAGCAATTGCTTACCTAGCTAAGCGCTGATGTCTCAGGGCTTCAACTTTCAGCGGCGCAAGCGTACCGCCGTCAGTTGTAGAAAGTGCGGTGAACACGTATGGATTTTTATCACAGACTCGGAACTGTATAGAGACCGGTTCAGGCAGTGCGCCACCTGTGGAAAGATCTATCGAATGGACATGACGCCGTTAGACTTGAACTATGCTTGGCGGGACGGCATACCAATGCCGTTTGAAGTGAGGGAAGACCAGTGACTGTAGTAACCAATGAACTGATGGCTGCCTATGCAAATGAGCTGGTCATCGACCTTGAGCGTATTTCGCGCTACAGGTTTGCTGCCTATTTGGTTTCGCCCCTGCGCACTACAGTTGCAGCTCACTTCGTTCGTCTTTATCAGCAAGAAAAGATCGAGTTCGAGCAAGCGCTCAACTACGTCGACATCCTTGAAGGCGAAACATCCTCTATTTCCATTCAACTGCGTCTGCCCAACCGCGCCGCAGTTACTAGCATCATTGCAAGCGCACTGATCAAGAGCGGATTCCGCCAAGCTGAAAGCGGCGACACGCTTGTGCTCGTTCTATGAAGATTGACGAGGACCACGTTGAAGTAAGTATTACTGAAGAAGTAGTACTCGTTCTATTTGGTCTTTTACTTGCAAGTACTCTTGTACTATACTTGACAGTATATGGGGCTTGACCTTAGTAACTGGCGGCAATACCTAGGTGTGCTGCACGTGGGCACATTGTGGAATATTCAGCGCCGTGGTGCTGGTGGCAGCTCTAAGTACCCTGGAAACTTCGTTCCTGAAATTCCGCGCAACCTCATGCTGCGCTTTACAGAGGAACAAGACACGGTAGTAGATCTGTTTGCCGGATCGGAAACCACGGCTGATGTCTGTGCCGAGTTGAACAGGCACTACGAAGGATGCGACCTACGGCCGTATAGTCCTCGTACAGCGCAAGGCGATGCCAGATCTTGGCAGCCTCAGCAGAAAGCACAGCTTGTAATTCTGCATCCGCCATACGCCAATATCATCAACTACAACGATAAGCTGCAACCCAACAGCATGGATTTGTCATTGGAGCCGGAAGACTTTCTTGACGCGTTTAGCCATGTTGTCTACAACGCAGTCAGCATGACTAAACCCGGTGGTTACATTGCCCTTGTCATGGGAGACCTGTACAAAAGCGGCGAGTACTACCCACTTGGTTTCAAGTCCATGGAATTGCTACGACTACACCCAGAACTACTGTTGAAGGGTACGGTCGTAAAAAACTTTGGTGACGAAGTAAAGAACAAAGGTCGCTTCAAAAACCTTTGGTTCTACCGAGCGCTAAAAAACCGCTTGTTCGTTCTCGAGCACGAATACGTGTTCGTATTCAAGAAGAAAGACTACAAACGCAAGTGACCCAAATGCTTCACGGTAATCGTGAGCTGATGGTTGCAAGCACGGGCGGCGCAAAGCTGCTGGTTATGTCAGACGGTGAAATTCCGGAAACGGAGTTCATCGGCCTGTGGCATCGACGCAAGCTAAAACCCGAACCTATTGCAATCCTCAACCCACCCACCAAACCCTCCAAGGATTTCAAACCTGTTGCTGGTCATTTCCTGCTGTTTGATCAGGAACACAAACCGTACAAGGACGGCCTTACCAAGGAATGGTCAGCTTGGGCTCGCTCTAACAAAGTAGTTGTAACTACACTGCGAGAAGTACGCCCTGAACTGATCTATCAGTCTTTGATCGGCGGCGTTTTTGACATCACGTTCAGCGAAGAAGCAGCTGAATGGTACGTCCGCGTAGTAGGCACCAGCCTGATGCGGCAGCAGTGCGAAATGGACAAGCTGCAAATGTGCGGTATTGACCAAGTTGACCTTGAAACTGCAGTGCGCGTTATCGGCGGTGCCGAAGACGTCAAAGCCGAGCGCATTCTCAAAGCACTGGGTACGGCAAAAGCCTGTGCGCTGGTGCTGGATGTGACGGCAAACAACGCCTACAGGTTGTTTACCTACTTAGAGATTCCTCTGCGCAACCGCAAGAGTCCATGGCTGATCGCCTTGCTGGCCTTGCGGCGCGCAATGGAAATCAAGACTCTGGATTCGCAAAGTGCGCTGCAACTGTTTGTACAGTACTGCTACCAAGCAAAGCGCAAAGGAGATGACTTAGGCCCTATGACAGACATACTGCGAATCGCCCGCTTGGATACTAGCCGTGGATAATATTGAACTTGACCTTGAAGGTGGGATTATCACCTTTCACGGTACGTACAAGCCTACTGCAGGACCACTGCCAACCCTGACTTACACTTTGCGTGGGCTTTGGTTGCACGAAGAGATGCCAATCAGCATTGTCTTTGAAGCAACCAAAGTACCCACTCATGGGGGTGAGTTGATTTTCCACAAGTACGAGGGGGCATCCGTTGTACATCCCGGTCAAGCCAAGTACCGCTACTTTACGGTTGCTGGACTGGCGGGTATGATACTCTCACCGGAACACCTCAAACAAGCAGGTAACATCGACATGTTCTGGTACTTGGCTCCCGGCGCCAACCAACGGTTGGTAGCGGAAAAGTATCCGAACCACCCCTGGGTAGACGTTTCCGACGTCTTGAACAACTACCCACCCATGACGCTGGTACTCGCGTCTCCTGACCCCCTACCCGATGATTCACAAGGAGTCTCCACCCCGTGAGCAATGAAAACGCTCTCACGACCAATGGCGGTAACGTACCGCTCGACGTTGTAACCAGCAAGAGGGTTGACCTCAGCCGCATTTACGCACAGATGCAGGCCATGGAAGCCGCCAGCCGCGGCGGTGGCGGCGGTGGCGGCGGTCAGTACAGCATGGTCGGCAAGACCAAAATCGAAGTCAACAAGAACGGCTCGTTCCTGTTTACCGACCCCTTCAGCGGCCGTAGCGTGGGGCACAAGAACATCACCATCGTCCCGGTCGAAGTAAAGTTCCAGCTGCAGCGCTGGCTTGCCGACGGTGAAGAGATTCCCGGCATTAACCCGGATAATATCAAGGGACCACTTTGCCGCACTGCCAGCTTTACGGATCCAGTCGAAAAGACTACGAACACCGAAGGTTGGTTCCCGTTTCCGGCAATGTCACCTTTCCACGCGACGAAGATGCTACCGGACATCAGCGGCACCAACGGTCCCGACGGCCAGTCCGGCGAGACCAAGTGCTCCACCTGCCAGTACGCCCGCCAAGGCGTCAAAGGCGAGGAAGCTCGGTGCAAGCCCACCGGCATGCTGGAGTGCGTGGTGTTCAAGGTTGGTGACGACTGGCTGGTCGACGCCGAGGGCAACCCGCAGCCTATCTACGGTGTGGTCAAGCTGTCGCAGGTCAACATCATCTCCTTCAGTGAGTATCTTGATCAGCTGAAGAAGGTGCACAAGGTGAACCTGCCGCAGATTGCCATTTGCATGATGGAGTCCAACAAGGTCAGCCAGGGTGGTAGGACTTACGCTCGCGTGAACTTCCACCCCGTTGGCCGTGTCACGGAAGAGATTACGGCTATGGTTGACAAGGCCATCGAGAAGACCGAGGCCATTCTCAACGAAGCTCGCAACAAGGAAGACGACAACGACGGCGCAATCGTCGAAGCCTCTGCCTCGTCGCGGAAGTCCGGCAACCCCTTCTAAGGAGATCAGGACAGGGCAGGTAGCAATACCTGCCCTGCTTGCTACAACACCATGAACATCGTCTACTTCGATCACGAAACGTCTGGTCTCAGCCCTCTTGAAGGAGCTGAGCCCATCGAAATCGCCGCTATCATGTTGGACCCGGATCTAACTGAGATCAGCCGATTTGGTCCCCGCCTCATGCGCTGCAACAAGCCCGAGCTAGCCAACCACAAGGCCATTGCTGTCAGTGGACACACGCTGGACGAGATTCAAGCGATTGGCGAAGACCCCGCGCTAGTGTACGTCGAGTTCGTGACTTGGGTAATCGAGAACAGTAATGGTGCCAAAGTGTTGCCGGCGGGACACAATGTTCAGTTTGACATCCAGTTCCTTCGCTGGGCTTTCAAGGAGTACCTGCCTGATCTGGATTACGAAAAGGTCTTTGACTACCACAGCATCTGCACGTTCGTAGTCAGTTACTTCAAGAAGGTAATTTGCGAGCGCACCACCAAATCGGACGGTAGCAAGCTGAAGTGCAATCTTACAGCACTTGGCAAGTACTACCGTCTTGAGCATGACGCACACCAAGCCATGGGCGACGTTGAAGTCGGCGTGCAATTGATGCGTATCCTCAAAGATGAAATGCTCGGTTTGTCTGGCGTTCAGGTTGCTGGCAGCTTGCCTTCCAACTCAATGTAATGAGGTACCTACATGTATACGGTCCGTTACGACGGGCACGTAGCCGAGATTGTTCCTAAGCTTCCGGATATTATTGCGGAAGCTCTCAGCAACAAGCTTTGCTATGAACCCAAAGGGGCGGAGTTTTCGCCCAATCACAAGTCTCGTCGTTGGCGTATGGTCAACGGCAAACGGGTCTTCAACAATCGCGCCACCTGGGACGGCAAAATTCGCTTGTTCAAGAAGGGTCAGCGCAACAATAGCTTTCCCAGCGGTCTGCTGGTCGAAGCGTTGACTACACTTGGCCCTCTCAAGCTGAACATGAACGTCGTAATGCAGCAACTGACCGCACCCGCGGCACAGACTCTGGACGGTCGTCAAATCACGCTAAAGGGCAAAAGTTTTGCAATTCAACTGCGCGACTACCAAAAGGAAGTAGTAGACGCTTTGATCAACGCCCCGTTCGGCCGCGCTATGGCTGAGTCACCTACGGGATCTGGCAAAAGTGTAATCATTGGGGAGCTCTGCACAAAGTTTCCGGCCATGCACACTCTGATCACTGTGCCTAGCAAAAGCCTGATGTACCAGACCTCAAGCGATCTGGAAGCCATGCTGGGTGAACCTGTTGGTCGTTATGGCGACGGCATTTTTGAGCTTCACCGTGTGACCGTAGCCATCATCGACAGTTTGCGCGAAGGGGCAGATACCCCCAAAGCCAAGAGCTGGCTTGAAAGCATCGGTTTGTGGATCATTGATGAAAGCCATATGTCCGCTGCTGACAGCTATTTGCACGTGTCAGGCTTTCTACCCAACACTGAGCGTCGCTTCGGAGTTTCGGCAACAATCTACCGCGAAGACGGTGCCGAGATGGTGTTTCACGGATTGGTAGGCCCGCTTGCTATCAAGATAGATCCAATGCGCTTGATTGATGCTGGTTATTTGGCACGACCAAATATTGAGATGCACATCATCGATCACGACACACAGTCGAGTAGCAGGACCAAGCCAAAGTACGACACCGTATACAAGAATCAGGTAGTCAACAACAGTGACCGTAACGACCTGATCTTTGCCCAAGCCCAGCGTTGTCTGGAAGAGAATCTGACTCCGTGTCTGATTCTTATCAAAGACTTGGAACACGGACAGACACTACAAGACATGATTTCCCACTTGGGTCCTACAGCTTATCTGCAGGGACAGGATTCGCAAACCACGCGGGAAACGGTTGTTCACCAGTTTCAGTCCGGGACCATTCCGTTCTTGGTTGCCAGCACCATCTTTGACGTTGGTGTGGACCTTCCGGAAGTTCGCTCCGTCATTCTTGCCGGTGCGGGCAAATCAGCTGCGCGTGCAATTCAGCGGGTAGGGCGTGGTCTTCGCAAGACCAGTCAGAAGAGTGAAGTACTCGTCGTTGACTTCGAAGATCGAGAAGCACATTTTCTGCTGATGCACAGCAATGAGCGTATGTGGTGGTATCGTGAGTATTACCCCGGCTGTGTCACTCGCGTACGCAATGGCGTACCGCTAAGGGATCTTGGCCTAGGTTTCTGAGGTAGAGACATGGAAAGCGTATGGAAAGACCTGCGCGATGAAATTGAGTCCAGCATCAGCATCGGTATGCTGGCCAAAACGAACCGTACGCGAATTCCTTGCCCTTTCCACAATAGCGTTGCACCAGACATGCAAATCCTGCACCACGAGAACAAGTGGCGGTGTTGGGGCAAGTGCTCGTCTACGCATCCTGGAAAGCGCAGTATCTTTGATTGGGTGATGCTGGAACAAGGAGTAGACTTTGGTGCTGCTTTCAAAATTCTTGCTGAAGAAGCTGGAATCTCAGTAGCACCGAACAAAGAGCGCACCAAGATTCTGTCAGAGGTGCAGGACTTTTACTACGAGGAGCTACAAACCAACGACAAGGCAAAGGCATACCTTACACGAAGGGGCTTTGGTGACCAGCTGATCTTTCAGCGACGTCTGGGGTTTGCCAGCTCTGACTCCATGCCCCCAGTAAGTATTCGTGATCTGGACCGAGTGGGTTTAATGGTCCCGGGAATGTATGGCCCATACCTGCATTTTCAGGACCGTCTGGTCTACCCGGTCTACGACATGAAGTACAACCTGGTTCAGATGCAAGGTAGGCTTATTGCACCGGCGCGCAACGAGAGTACACCCAAGTACAAGGCTCTGCCTGAAGACAAGGTGGAGTTGCGCGGTCGCAGCATTTACCAGTGTCTTGCCGGGGAAGAGCTACTCAAGCGCACGGACATCAAAGACATCATTCTTTGTGAAGGGTGGCCTGACAGGGAAACCTTATTTGCTTGGGGTTTCAACAGCGTATCCCTATTTGGCAACAAAGGTATTAGCAGGCACGCGCACAAATTCAAGAATGTGGAGCGTATTCACGTAATTCTTGATCCTGATGAGGCCAGCCAAAGCCATGTCTTGAACGAGCTTTACACATTGCAGTGTCGCCTCCCTGAAGTTGATATTCGCAATGTGAAGTTGGATACCGATGGCATGGACCTGAATGACTGGGCCGTTTCCGGCAGAGTAGGCCAACCATTGGGACGCTTTGGCAATACGGACAAGATCGAACAGCTGCAGATAATGCTGAACAACAGCAAACCGTTGCTGGAAGATCTTGTCGATACTTGGGCAAGTAACAGGAGTTACTGGCAGATGCTGCTGTCCGCCATCAGCTGTAGCCCTGACAGCGAACGATATGTTGCGCAGTTTGCCACAGCGGTAAATGAAAGCACGCATACTGTAAAGTTTGCCATGAACATGGTCGCGGGAGACAATCAATGATCATTCGCCCTGGACAAGGTCCTGCACCAGACCCCTTTCGGGCGACGGTGGACCCTCTCAACGGTACTACTCGAATTGAACATGACTCTGGAGTGGAAGTCATGATCACGTCAAAAGGTACTGTCCACCTGCGGGATGGTCAGGGTGTGGTAATACAGACCAAACCCGGAGCAATCTTGGAGATTGCAGCCAAGGAATTGCATTTCTATACTGAAGAACAGCCAAAGTTCTTCAAGGTAGAAACAGTGAAACAGAATGAGCAGTAACTACAAGACCAATGCCAAGCTCTTGGGAGCGGGTGCACTGGTTAGTGCAGTAGTAGTAGCGGTCACGCTGTTGTATGCAAAAAGTTGCGGGCACGAACAAGCTTTTGTGCCTGTGGCAACACCGCAACCACGGGTAACCACTACTTCAACTGCTACTGCTAGTACGGCAGTTGCACAGACCGTCACCGTACGAATAAAAAGACCAAAGAAGGTTATCGCTAAAAGCAGTGCTGATACCAAACCGGAGCCCGCGGAGGGGCTATCAGAAGAAGAGATAGTGGTAGAGGTGACGCAGCACGCCACTGCTTCGGCAATGGCTGCTGCCACCTCTTCTGTTACGCAAGAGCCCGAGGAGACCTCAGTAGCTTCAGGAAGACAAGACAGTGACCTGACCGATGCCAGTCGATGGGGCTTTGGAGCAGGTTTGGTACAGGGCACCGTGTTTGTTGACTATCAGCTGATCAGACAGCGCATATTGAACCAAGAACTTTCTCTGGATGTTCAAGCAAACCACGTACAGGCCGGCGCTGGTCTGGCAATTACAGTGACCGGCCCAGTGTTCGTGGAAACTGGTTTGAGTTTCCCATACACAAGTACGGCGCAACCTGTTCCCTATTTGGGAGCAGGTCTTCGGCTGAGGTTTTGATTGTGACAGAAAACGAGTACTGGCAACCTGCCAGACGCGGTGAGGTAGCGTGTACTCACGGTGTAGGACACCCACTACCAAGGCAACGCGATCCAGTACACGGCTGTGACGGTTGTTGCAGCCGTGAAGATTTTCCGGGACGAAGAGATGAGCAACCCACCAAAAACAAAGAAACTGATAGGTCTGGATGAAGTAGGTTGGGGTGCCGTAGCGGGTCCGATGGTAATCTGTGCTACCTACGTTCCTACTGAGCATTGGGACCTTCTTCGGTCTTGGGGCTTTCGAGACACAAAAAGACTTGGCAGCAAGCTGAAGTTTACAAACCACAAGCGTCTGCGCGTGTCCGATCACATAGGCGAAGCCTTGGCACACCGCCTGGACGACACGGAAGAAAGCCTGGCAAGCTGGTGCATTGTGCCGGTTGACCCAATTACCATTGATTTGCTAACACCAGCCGTTGCCAAGAACCGCGCGTACAGACGAGCAGTAATGATGATGCTGGCTGCAAATGGTTGGGGCATGGATGAAGTTGAAGTCTTGGTTGACGGCAAGTTTCCTGCAAAGTTACTGCCTAAAGAAATAGAGCAGGACACTATCCCTACGGCCGATGCGCTAGTACTGCCCGCAGCGGTAGCCAGCGTGCTAGCCAAAGCTTATCGAGACCCGTACATGCGCAAGCTCGGCACACTGTACCCCGCGTTTGGTTTTGACAAGAACAAAGGCTACCCCACCAAGGAACACATGGATATCTTGCTCAGGCATGGTCCAATCAAGGGAATTCACCGAACCCACTACCTCAAGAAATGGCTGATGAACTACTATGCTCGTACAGCCCCTAGCAAGAAACCCCCACTACCCCGTTGGCTGCACGAGTCCGGATTTCTGTCCGAAGGCTATGGCGCCTGATCATAAGGATTGATACGCATGACGCTACAGGAAGGCTTTGGTATTGGGGCTTTCAAGAACAAGCCGACCCAAGTAACGCTGGCTGACGGATTTGCCGGCATTGCAACCAACATCCCCTCATTTCTCAACGATCAGCAGCGTGCTGTTGTAGAGTCTTCGATTGATGGAGTGAAACTGGTAATTGCCGGTGCCGGCACTGGCAAAACTACCGGCTGTATTCTTGCGCGAGCCGATTACCTGTATGCCAAGCGTCCGGGCAAGATCGCGATTCTGGCTTTCAACAAAAGCGTGCAGCTTGAGCTTGAAGACAAGGTACAGACTGCGCTATCACCTATTGCCGCTGCCAACACAAGTGTCTTTACCAACCACAGCATTGCTTACCGGCTAGTCATGAAGAATCTTGGTGTTCTGAAACTTCCAGCCAAGACCGAAGTCGTGGACAAAGACTGGAAGATGATTGCTTGGCTAAAAGAGCAGCGCACGGCAGAAATGGGCAAGAGTCCGAGTGAGCGACTGCCTGGATTCGAGCCAGCATTTCTCAAGTTCACCGACCCGCAGATGCGCGCCTTGCTCATGTGCGAAGAGTTGAGCAGTGCTAGAGGGTTGCCGTCGGGTTTGGCCAAGAACGAGTTTCGTGTACTGCGAGACACCACTACCGAATACGTGGATGGTTTTCTTCGCTGGGCAAGACTCAATCGCTGTCTCTACGGCAAACTGATGTTTCGCGACCTACTGCCATTGGCGGCAAGGTTGCCCATCGAGGCTTACGAAAGCTTTGGGTTCAAGCACGTACTGGTAGATGAAGCACAGGACTTGAACACCGACCAACACGAAGTAGTTGGTAAATTTGCCGAAGTGGTGGAAAGCCTGCTGCTCGTAGGTGACCCTTCCCAGTGCATCTACAAGTTCAACGGCTCACGACCGGACATGTTCACTGGTATTGCAACCAGGTACAAGAACGTTGAGACGTTTCATCTCAGCATCAACTACCGCTCAAATGAACCAATCCTCAACATGGCAAACAGTCTTCTGGAAAACCAGCTGCGTAGTCCGATCAGACTGCAGCCAAGTACCAGCAAGCCTGGAACTCCAGTAGTCAATCTCTCAGATCCCAAGAGCCTGGTACCTTGGATTCGTTCAGCATTGAACAGCGGCACCAAGCCGTCAGAAATTGCTGTACTGTACCGAGTGAACGCCCACTCACTAAAAGTAGAAATAGCTCTGACGCAGGCAGGTATTCCCTACCAGTCTCGCTCAGGTTCATTTTTTGAGCACCAAGCCGTGCAGGACATCTTTGCCTATCTACGCTTCCTTCACCCAGCGTCTCAGCGGGAGCAGGAGGATTGGGAAACGATTGTCAGTCACGCCAAGTACTTGGGGCAGAAGACAGCCGATGCCGCTTGGGCAGAGTCCAAAGGCAAGCCTCTGTCGTTGCGGCTGCCCCCAAGCTCTATCAAGACACGTGGGCAGAAAGAGGCGTGGCACCAGCTGGTCCACAATTGCGAAGTCATCTGTGACTCCATGCTGGGCAGTAGAAACAACCCCAGCGTCGATATCGACAACCTCGTCACCCGTTACGTGAAACCTGCGTGGGAAGACCGTTGGGCAGACGACCCAGAAAGACTGGGCGAAGCGGAAATGATTGCTGGCGCGCTCATTGAGTGGGCAGCCGGTTACAAAGACATTCCTGAACTACTCAAGTTTGCCAAGGAAATGTCCGTGCAGGACCCTCACGGTGTAGTGCTCAGTACAGTGCACAAAGCCAAAGGTCTTGAGTGGCCAGTGGTCGCACTGTGGAACCTTGGTGATGGCACCTTTCCCTTGTCGCACAGTCGTGTCGACTACGAGGAAGAAATGTGCATTCTCTACGTGGCAGTAACTCGAGCCAAAACCAACCTAGTCTTGGTCAAGTCCGAGAACACCAGCCACAACAGCAGCCTGCTGCACAGATTGTCCGAAGAGCAAAGCAAGCAGTTCCAAGAATTGCTTGACTTGTTTGATGGATTCTGACGAGCAGGGGTAAACAATCAGAGGGCGGGTCGCAGAGACCCGCCCCAAGGAGTTTGTCATGCAAATCAATCCGGATGCACGCGTGCATGCTATTATGCTCTCCTACATGAAAAGCTCCGACGGGCTAAACAGTGTAGAGGCTCTGAAGCAAATTGATGCTCAGACCGTGCCAGTGTTGATGGATACTCTGGGAATCCTACCAGTGACCAGACAGACAATGGACAGGTTCATAGAGTTCATGGAAGCACTTGACAGAGAGTTGGCAAACCAAGGACTTGCTGAATTCAAGGACCACCCTAGACTTAAAGCTGCGGTTGCATACTTCAAGGAAACCAACCCAGCGGAAGTCACTTGGCGGGGCGAGGCAAATCAAGAGTCACCCTTGGATTTGTACGCAACAGTGCGCAGAGATATTTGGAACTCCCTTTCAGGAAAGGAATAATCATGCAGACCTTACCGGGTCACATTGCTGAACTTGCAGCCACTTTGCCGGCTCTGTCCGCAAACGCTACCACAGTGCTTCAGAAGCGCTACCTTGACCGTGACGAGCGGGGCAACCCGCACGAGACCGTGGACGGCTTGTTCTGGCGCGTAGCCAGCACTCTTGCTGCCGTCGATGCTAAGTACGGCAACGAAGACGAGCAGCACGTCAGTGCTGAAGAGTTCTTCAGTATGATGCGGGGCAGCGAGTTTCTCCCGAACAGCCCGACCTTGGCAAATGCGGGTACTCGAACCGGACAGCTCTCTGCTTGCTTCGTTCTGCCAGTTGCTGACGCACTTAGCAACGGTGTAAACGGTATCTACGATACCCTGCGTGAAGCGCAGTTGATCTTTCAGACCGGCGGCGGCGTTGGCTACAGCTTCAGCCGCTTGCGCGGTAAGGGCAAGATTGTAGAAACCACACGCGGGTTCAGCTCCGGACCTGTTAGCTTCATGGACGTCTACAACACGTCTTGCGGCTCGATTGCGCAAGGCGGAATTCGTCGCGGTGCGCAGATGGGCATCCTTCGCGTCGATCATCCGGATATCATGGAGTTCATTCGGTACAAGGAAGACTTGACCAAGCTGACCAACTTCAACGTGTCAGTTGCTGTAACCGAAGAGTTTCTCAAAGCGCTGAAGAACAGTGAGCAGTATCAACTGGTTGATCCCAACAGCGGACCTACCGGTGAGTTTCTTGAAGCCCGTGAAGTCTGGAATGAAATTATTCAGCGTGCTTGGTCTACTGGTGAGCCTGGCCTGTTCTTCATTGATCGGGCTAATGCTGAGCACCCTACTCCAAAGCTCGGCGCCTATGAAGCTACAAACCCATGCGGTGAACAGCCTCTGGCACCCTACGAGTCTTGCAACTTGGGATCTCTCACTCTGGATACCTTCGTAGAAAACGGCAAGCTTGACTGGAAGCGGCTCGAAAGAGCCACCCACCGGGCTATTCACCTGATGGACAACGTGGTTGATGCCAACGCCTACGTTCCCGCTCGTGGTGAAAACCCCGGTGTTCCCAAGATTCGGGAAATCACGCTTCAGACGCGTAAGCTCGGTCTTGGTGTCATGGGTTTGGCTCGTATGCTGTTCAAGCTGGGCCTTGGCTACGACACGGAAGAAGGCCGTGACGTAGCTGCGCGTGTCTACGCGTTTATCGATGCTCACAGCAAGATTGCTTCCTGCAACCTGGCTGCCAAGCGCGGTGCTTTCCCGTACTTCCAGGCAAACAAAGCAGAGGCAGAAACGTTCTTCAAGCGTTACTGGACCAAGCGAGCAGAAACCGCGAGATACGAGGGCTGGGAAGACATTGCCAGTCTTTACGAGAAGGCTGTGCAGCTGATGCAAACGCACGGTGTTCGCAACAGCACGACAACCACCGTAGCGCCTACCGGCACGCTATCTATTCTGCACGATACCTCTGGCGGCTGTGAGCCGGAGTTTGCGCTCGTAATCAGTCGTTGGCAAGCCGATACCGAAATGTTCGAGGCAAACCCCGTGTTTGCTGCAGAGCTGAAAAGCGCGGGCCTCACCTCAGAAGAAGTGGAAGCTGTCTACAAGGCACTCGGTGGAAGTCGTGGATCCCTTCAGGAGGCTCTTGCCAAGGGCAAGCTAGACAGTCTCATGGAACCCGCACTAAGCGTTCTCAAGCGGCTCAGTAATACGTACGCCGTTGCCGGTGACATTGCTCCACGGGATCACGTGCTTATGCAGGCAGCCCTGCAGAAGCACTGTGACAGCGCAATCAGCAAGACCATCAACTTCCCCAACGAAGCTACCGTTGAGGAAGTCGAGGCCGCTTACTGGCTGGCAATCGAAGCCGGCTGCAAGGGCATCACGGTGTATCGTGACGGCTCGCGTATGTTCCAGCCACTGACTGCAGGGGACAAGAAAACCGAGAAGAAAGATAAGCAGGCTACAAAAGAGGTAGAAACTCTAGTTAGCCAGCCCAGACCTCGTCCGGACACCCTTATCGGTTTGACAAAGATGCAGCACACCGGCGACGGCAAACTGTACGTCACCATGAACTATGACGAGGAAGGCTTGCGTGAAGTATTTCCTGTGGTAGGACGTTCCGGTGGCACGATCTTCTCGCTGACCGAGGCCATTGGCAGGTTGATTAGCTTGGCTCTGCAGTACCACGTACCCGTTAGGGAAATCGTACACAAGCTGATCGGCATCCGCTCGGCTAATGTCTTTGGTATTGGACCCAAGCAGGTACTTAGCATTCCTGATGCGATTGGCAAGGTCATGAACCAGAGTCAGAACGGGAGTCTCAAATCCGAGATTACCAGTATCGAGCAGTACATTCCGGAAGCAGTGACAGCGCTGACGGAGACTTCGCAAGAAGTATCCTCTAGGTTGCAGGCTTTGGAGCACGGCGAAAGTCCTGAGTGCCCTAACTGCGGGGCACCCATGAAGTTCGGCGAAGGTTGCCGCGGCGGTAGCTGTACTAATCTTGAGTGCGGCTACGCAAAGTGCTGAGGTAGAAACGGGGGAGTCCGGCAAATGCCGGACTCCCCTTTTTTATTGCGTCACGCCGTAGTACGTACAGCCAACTTGGGGTACACTCAAAGCACCGAAAGGATGAGTGTAGCCCGTGGAACCCGTTTACATCTTTACCGTCGAACAATTCAAGGAAGAGCTTGAGGAAAAACTCAAGAACGTAACACACGTAGCGGTCATGCCCGCGCGTAGTGAAATCTATGGTGTGGGTGAAGGGCTGTCTTTTGACGGTTTTACCATGCCTATCGTCGGTCTTACACTTAACACTGTTGCAGGGCTGAATGGCATGATTTCCCACATGCTCAGGCAAAGTGACAATCAGTTTGAACCGTACTGCGCAGATGAAAAGTTCATTGAAGCAGCACAGAAGCGTCTTGACGCAGAGCGGGCAGCGCTAGAAAATCGTCAAGCAGCTGAGCAAGCTAGAAATGCTGAGCTTGCTTCAATTGCCAGCAAGCTAGCTTCCCCATACATTGATGCGGGACACCAGCTTGAGAGCGCGCTCCCCCTGATTCTGGAGGCCATCGAACAACATGAAAATCGCTGATTCCGAAATGAAAATTGACGGACCGGATGAGATTATGGTCATGAGCATGGAACGCTTTTTGCAGACCGTGAAGCTTCAGTTCGGAAACATGCCGTTTGTTGCACTGAACGTAACTCGTAGCTGTACTAGCGACGACGAAGTTCGCGATCATGGCCCGCGTGGTCTTGTAGCAATGGTTGCTGTGGGGTTTGAACCTGAGTACACCGACATGTTTCCCGCTGTCATGACAGCCGTCACAAATGAAGGCAACATGCGTGTAGTCACTGACGAAGAAGCTGTAGCTGCCTTGCTGAGGGATAACCTCACAGTGGAAGAAGAAGAAGAAGAACCCACAAGCAAAACCGTTACGGTAGCCAAAAACGAAGAGAGTGCACTGGAGTTCTAAGACAAAATAAAGAGCGGGTACCCTCGGGTGCCCGCTTTTGCTTTTATTGACGCTATCGGCTTTATATGGCAATTATGGAGCAATGGCACACAAGACTCCCTCCGGTAAGACCAGCGGTGCATGGCGCGACCTAGAACGTCGTGTTGAAGCGCTCTTTCGTGCTGCCGGATTCACGAGTGCCAAACGAATCACCCGTGCTAGCGACTTTGGTGAAGAACGCCCTGACGTAGACGTTCCGGAAATCAAAGGTCTAGCCGTTGATACAAAGTACAGAAACGGTGGATTTTCCCACCACAGCTTGTTCCTTACCGAAGTAGACAAGTACGTTGGCGTAAAACGAATGGGCGAAGACCAAGCGTATGACTGGTCCATAATGCCCACCCGCGCCGGGGGTTCCAAAGACATTCTTGTCACGCTGCGCTTGGACAAGTTCCTTGAAGTTCTGGCACAGGCCTTCCTTCGCAAAGGACATCAATCAAACGGAGGTTGGTCGTGTCCGCGTTGTCCAGGAAGTCTGTCAAAGGTGGGTGAGCTACTTGGATTGCATCAGTACACTTGCCAGACCTGTAGTCTGGTACTACTATCACAGGAGGAAGCGATCGAAGTAGAACAACCAGAGCCGGTAAGGAAGAAACGCACTCGAGAGCAAGTGGTCAAAGACCAGAGTTCCGATTCGTTCCAACCACTCCCAGGACAGATGAAACTTCGCGACTTGATCGCTCAAAAGACAGCCCCATCCTCAGGGCGAAAGAAACGCTTACCAAAGGGTACCAAATGAATCTGAACGAAATCGAAACCACGTCGCACTCGCGGCTGGGCGTTTTCGAGAAGTGCGGAAAGATGTACGAGTTTCAGTACATCAAAAAGGAAGCGGTCTTCGAAAACGCGGATCACTTCATTATCGGTGAAATCTGCCACGGTACTCTTGAAGACTACTATAACGATGTCTACAAGACGGTAGATGAAGCCTTGGCTAATCGTTGGCAGGCGTGGCTAGCGGAGCGCAATTTGATTCCTCTACTTGGTGAGTTGCAGGATTATGCAAGGGATGTACAGCATCTGTACCGACGGGCCAGCGCAAGTTATACCGGCAAGGACAAAATCCGCAAGCGGGACGGTAGCGTGGCGGACAATCCGCAACTTACCACTGACTGGAAGCGCTCGGTAGAGGAGCTGCAGCTGGGTGATCGTGCACACAATATTGACCTAGCCGGAGTCACCACACTCGGCCCTTCGCACGCTTCTGTGTCGTTGAGCAACTGCTACAGCGAGACATTGGAAATCATGCGAGACTACCGTGAACCCTCTGCTCTGCAGTCTGTTGATTGGTTGGAGTTTCCTATTAGCCACCGCGTGAGGGAAAACAACGAGGTCAAAGACCTCTGGAACCCTGTGAAGCTGCCTCGCACCGGCGTCTACCTCAACGGCTACATAGACTTGGTAGGTCGTATGCGCGAAGAGCACGGCGGTGGTGTTGTTCTGCTGGATCACAAAACCACTCAAGGTGGACCACCCAGCGACCTTGAGGTCAGTCATCATGAGCAGCTACTCAAGTATGCTTGGGCTTGGCATCAACTTACGGGTGAGTGGCCCACGCATATTGGTGTAAACCATCTTCGTAGTAAGTCAGCGGTAATTGTTTCACTTGACCCAGAAGAAGCACTTGCAGCAATCGATCGCACGGAACAGCTGATCGAAGCTCAGCGGTTGGGTAACTACATCAAGAAAGATCCGTTTGCCTACGGATCTCCGTGCATCCGTATGCGAGACCACCAAGTAGAGCGACATTGTCCGTATCTGGCGAAGTGCCACCCCAGTGTGGCAAAGAAACTGGGCTTGGAAGTCTAACAGCCCATTGACCACCCACCACGCTGCTTATAGAATAAGAGCGTGTACTAAACACAGGAGAAACTCGAAACATGAACGGTTCCGATCTTGTACTTGAAGTCCGTAAGAACATGCCTTCACTTACAGCGGCTGAGGCTGCTGGTGCGGTTGATGCCGTATTTGATGCTATCCGCAAGGAACTGCTATCCGGCGGTAACGTGGTAATTCGCGGCTTCGGTCGTTTTGGTTCCAAGGTTGTTGATGCTCGTGAATATCGCAACCCGCTTAACGGTGCCAAGATTCTCAAGCCGGCCCGGCGTCGCCCTGACTTTGACTTTGCAAAGTCTCTGCAGGACGAAGTCTCTGCAACGCCTCTGAATTAAGCTGCTAAATGCCAAAGCCACACCCAATTCGGGACAAGTTCCTGAAGTACTTGCGCTCAGACATGGCTCACGACAAGCCATGGGTAGACGCTTCGGGTGTGTACACTTCCAATGAAGTGCGAGATGCGGTGAAGCGAATTTCCAAAACGGATCCTCTGCTTCACCGCATCATCGACTACTACATTCGCACCCGCATGCCTCGCATGAGAATTGCTGAGGCGGTTCACTACGATAGCAGCACTGTAAAGCGCAAACTCGACGACGCGGTCGATATCGTACTGCAACAACTCAAGCTGGGTGTCACCGGTGAACAAGAAGCCTAGAAGACTGCGGGTAAAAGGATTCTTCAAGAATCGCCGCAACCGGCTGCCAAAATCTGACGGCCACACCATCGCTGCAGCGCTGAACGAGCTGGAAATGCCGGATCGCGTACCAACAGGCTTGGTGGAAAAACTTGGGCTGGGTCCCGAAATCGTGCGCATGCGCAAGTCAGGCCTTACCTACCAAGAAATTGCTACACAGCTGTCGCTGGACGTAAACCACGTGAGCAACTTTGCCGCCCGCTACAGAAACATGACTGAAGCTCAGCGGGTAGACGTGCATAAACGCTCGGTCTTCGATGTAGCGCAACGACTGCAAGAAGTTTTTGAAGACGTCACCGAGGTGCTGTCTCGTGTACGCAGCAACAACGCCGACCTTGAAATCAAAGCAGCAGACAAACTGCTGAAGTGTCTGGCCATGGCAGGGGATCTCATGGAAAAGGTGCAGATCTACGAAGAGAACAAGCGTTTTCGAGAGATCGTGCTGGACCTCTTGGATCAAGAAGCACCGGGTATCAAAGCAAAAGCATTGCGCAGGTTAGCGGAGTACAAGTCGGAGCATCTCTCGCTGCTGAGGCCCCTGTAGTGCGGGGTAGAGTAGACCGGCTGATTGCACTGTCTAGGTTTGTAGCAGCAGCACTTCTAGACTACCGCACTCGAATGGCTTGGACAAAAACCGCATTGAGTGTGCCTGGTATACCCGAATCGTATCGCAAAAACATTGTAAAAGTACTGGACATGCAGCTACTTAAACTTCAAGAAGTACTGCAAGAAATGGCCAAACACGTAGACGCCGAATCCGAAGAGCTTGAAGAGCAACTGGGTTTGACAAAGAAGGATTGAATGCAGTTTTACGTCAGCGCTTTAGGACCTATAGACACAGGCCGCCCGCTTCACGCCGACGCCGGCAAAACCTTCAACCACGTAGGCATTCCTATCTGGTTTACTAGGGGTAGTTTGCACCGTGCTGTACACGTTCTAAATGGACCCTACCACGAACCTACTGGACTTTTCGTGGTGCAACCTAACGAAGTGCTGGTGTACTTTGAGGTAAAGCAGCCCCCAGCAGGTTCTTTGCAAGAGCAGACCATGGGACTGCGCCCGGTTACCTACGCAATTCTTAGTGTCGACCGCAACTTCGTGCATAGCAACAGTTTGCTGTATCAATCAGTAGATCCTGATGCAGACTTTGAAAAAGACGACGATATCGCCGTCTGGTTTGGAATGACCTTTCCGGCAACTATAGTAGGTAGATTCAGAAAGCCAACGGATACTTTTCAGCCTCCTAAAGAAACTCGTGGCCACATGTTGAAGGACTCCAACCTCTACAACTAGTTGGCTCGCTTTCGAGCAGCACTAGGAATATCTCTACTACCGCTGCGACCCTGTCTGTGATAGTCACGGTCCAGCGTGTCATCCTTGCCCTTCTTGCCAGCATGCTCTTGATGGATGACCACCTTCTTGCCCTGTGGGTCAACCTCTACCTTAGAAGTACGGCGCTGAGAGTGGTCTTTAGTGCTACCCGTCGGCACATCCTTTGCCCCGCTCTTGACACCACCGTGATTAGCCTTGGTATCGACAACAACAGTTGCATTCTTTGACTTGGCGGGGGCTTCTTTACCATAGAACACGTTTTGAATGAACTCATCAACGTTTTCAATAACGTCATCGAGCACGTTACGTTCATACTTGTCGGATACCACCGCTTCGACTTCGATTGAACCGCTTGAAGAAACGGTACCAGGTAGCGCTTGTTTGCTTGTGCTTGAAACACGTGCAAGCTCTTTAGTGCTACGAACGCTTAGTTCAGCAGCGGATTTTCCAACACGATACTTGGCGTCAATATGAGCATCAACAGATTTTACAAGGTGCTCGTTAATTTTTCCGTAAGCCCAAATATTTGCAAGAACAATACCAATACCTGCAAAGGTTCCTGCGATAGCTCCAGGAAGAGCACCAACACCCCCAGCTAGTGTACCGGCGGCAGCGCCTGTCAAAGCCGTCTTTACAACGAAACCAGCAGCGGCACTAGCCAAGCCAAGAATGCCTATAGTGCTAAGACCGGCCACACCGTGCCCCAAAGCACGCTCTCTAGCAACTCTGTCAGTACCCGCCTCCCTGTATTCAACAAAGGTCTTGGATGACTCTACGACCACCATCAAAGGCAACGCAGCTTTGCTAGCTACTGCGGCAAGTTTCGGTGCCCACGTTGTAGCACCAAATCGCTTTGTAACAAGAGGAACCATGCGTCCGTAGCCTTCAAGTGCTGCTTGTACAGCAAACAATCCAGTGCTTGCCTTAAAGAAGACTTCCTGCTCAAAAGGCATTTCGTACCCTTGTTTATGCAGCTTTGCCTTTTGGTCTTCAAAATCCATCCAACTTTTTACAGACATGGCAAGCATGAATAGAGGATTGCCAAGCTGTTGGCTGAACTCATAACTCTTCATGATCGATGTGTTGGCTAGCCGTTGTTGGTAGATATCTCTGCGGATTCGAGCCTCTGCCTGTTCTTGGCGCGCCATAGGACGCTCTCTGGAAGTCTTGTCCAACCTTGAACGAATCTCTTCCTTGCGCTCCACTGTACGTTGAATTCGCTCTTCAGCCTCCTGCAACCGCTCAAGAGGTTTGCCGGCAGTACCCAAGCGTGCCCAAATATCTTGCTTCAATTGTTTTTGACGGTTTATTTCTTCCTCACGCTCAATCAGGGTTTGCAAAGGACGCTCACCCCGTGTTGCCTCCGTACGGCTACGAACTTCTTCGCGTCTAGCTTCTGCTACCGACTCGACTGCTCTGCGCTGCTTACGGGCGGCAATGAGCTCGCGCTGCCTATTTGCCAGAGTTTCTTGGTCAAGGCTATTCAAGCTGCGAGGCGTGGGGTTCTTGCGGAAGTCCCTGACAGCCCTACCCAGAACTAAGCGGCTTTCTTCATCCGCGGGTACGAAAGTACGCTTGGTGTAGCTAAAAGCTTGTGGAGTCTTTACTGGCTCGTCCGTCACGCTACGCTGAGCGCTCACAACGGGATTGATGCTTGAAGCAGCAATGTCTTTTGATAGACGTGCTACTACTGCAACAAGCGATCTACCAGCTTTCAAGTATCTGTGTACGGCTTTTTCAACCAACTCGTCTGGATTTACAACGATTAGCTGGTCTACGTTACGCTCAACAGCACGCCAGCCTCTACCCAGTAACATAGAATAGCCGGCATAACCAAGACTGGCAATTGTGCGTGCAAACAATCTGTCAGTAAAGAGGTAAATGTCCCTAGCACCTGTAGATGCAGCCCTGTAAGCAGCTTCTCTAGCTACGATGTATGTCCTACCGTCACGTTCAATAGTGGTATTGCCAAGGTGCTTAAGAGCGTCACCGTTATCAAACATGCTAGGCTTGTTATACTTGTCGACAAGCAATTCAGCCGCTATGCCCGCAAATAGCTCTCTAATACCTGTGGACATGAGCTCATGAATAGTAAAAGAAGTAATACCTGGTTTTTCTGATCTACGTCGTACTTCCTCAAGAGTACGCTCTGCGTTAGAGCGCAGTTCTAGGTAGGTCTGCTCTGCAAGTTTTCCGTTAGGGTCTTGAACACCCATTTCCCTGTACATGGACTTGATGATTTCTCGCCACTCCTGCTCATAAACTTCAGGAGCTGCCCTGAAATCCATGATTCTTGCGCCTGGCTTAAAACCGAAAGTCTGAACGTAGTGTGCGCTGCTGTAGTGCCCCCAACCGCTAGGTTTAATTCCTCGAACACCAGAGTAATCTGTGGCATCGTTTCTGGAAGGTGTCACGTAGAACCCGGCCCCTTCGGCCCAAGTGCCAGATACGTCCAACTCTGGAATTCCGTAAGGACGATAGTCCTGACCGTGGTAGTAAGCCCTGCTTGTAAGCCTGTCGGATATAGCTTGCTTTTCCGCAGTAAAATCAACTACACCAGAGCGGGTTGTGTGTGCATCGCGCGCAAGTGTTGAAGTTTCTGGCGCCGCTGTACGAAGCTCCATGTCAAGTAGTTCGTGCGGTAGCAGATTTGAAGCACTTTCAGTCTTTGGCAAAGACCTCCACTCGTATTTGGCCCTCTGTTCAGCCGCTCGAGTATCTGCCCGCATTTTCAGCATCAGCCTTAGCATGCGAGCTTCTTTTTGAGCAAACCTGATGAGACTGCTGATAGCTCCAGGTTGACTGCTTGCTCTTTGCAACCGGTCTCTGTACGTCTGGTAAGCAAGACGGCCAAGAACCGGTGCGGTTGCAAGTAGACTAGTGGCCAGAGTAGCAAAGTGCTCGGGCGTAATCAGAGTGCCAAAACCACTGGAAGCTTCTGCGGGCATTGTAGCGGCTGCAACCAAACCCAAGCCAGTAAAAGCAATGGACATTAGTCGTCCGGAGCGCCCGCCAAGAATGCCTTTACGCTCTGCCGCTCGTTTAGCCAAACGGCTTACACGGTCTGCGGTACTAGCAGCAACGTGTGAGTAAGGCTCTATATTCCTTGAATACTCGGCGGGTATTACTTCTGGTAGGCTGGTCTCAGAAATATTGAGAACCTTCGCTATCTTAGTTTTATAGATGTTTATAAGCTCTACAGCTTTGTCCATCTCAACAGAATCTTGTTTAGGAGCAAATTCTTGAACTAACCGCTTGGTATAAAAGTCAAGTCGTAAATCCATATCTCTGGTAATGTTACCAGCTGCATGCTTGCGTAGAATAGCATTTTTAATAAGGTCAACGCGCCTGTCTGTAAAGTATATCTGTTCGTCAGTAAGTCCAGCTGCATCCCTGAGGAAGTTGTACATAGTACGCTGTTCTGGATAAGCAGAGAAAACACTAGTAGTAGAGTTTACGTTAATACGCAACCTGCGGATAAGCTCTGGCATTACATTTATTGCTCTAGTTTCTACAGCAGCTTCTTCAAGGGCTAGTTCAGGCGCCGTAGCGTAATGCCCTTTTATATCGTAATCAAAGCCGAATCTAGCTAGAGCGCGCCTACGCGGGCTGTACTCGTGATGCACTTCGTGAGAAAGGATATGAAGAGTCGTTAACAAGCGTTCCAAAGACTTTTCTCTATATTCAAATGAAGCTACGCCAAGTTTATTTCTACTCTGACGTGCGATATCTAGTAGATACGGAGTATACTTATTTCTAACATTGATGTAAGCCATCATACCGCGCGGAGTGTGCATACCATCCCAGCTAAAAGGCATATTGGTCACTCCAATATCATTCAGCAGAATAACAGGAAGGGGTAGGATTCCTCTTCTTTGTTCTCTAGGTAAAGTACTTCTAACAGCCTTTGCAGTTTCGTACAAAGCAAATTGCATAGCAGTAAGTTGTTTTGCAGTATCAACAAAGTGTCTTAGGCTTGCAACCGATCTTGCACTTATAGTTTTCAAAAAATCTATTGTTTGTCTAGGTTTCAACACAAGGCTCGCAGTAAGCGCAGTAGCGGTAGCCCCAAAAACACCAGCTGCAGCAAATTTCAGGTAAGGTACTAAAGTGTTAATCAGACTAGGGTAATGCGTAGTAATTTTACTAAGGTCGGGCTCCACCACAGTTTCAATCCTGAAGTGGGTTGCCGCTTCTGCAGGCATTCCAGCGGCTAGTGCAAGGCCTACACCAAGTAACCCTAGTGCCAAAGGCTTGGCACCACGCTTGAGGCTTTGACGAGCCTTCTCAAGAAGCTTTGGTTGTAGAGCTTTGAGTGTGCTGCGAACGTAAGTGAAACCTCTTGCTACACTGACAGAAGATTTGTCTATGGTAGTAGTAAACAAATGGTGCGGTTTACGAGCAGAAGCAATAATGTCAGAAGAAGCTCTGTACCTGAGTAGCTGTACTGTGTATTCACTTAAATTTGCTAAGTTCAAAGCCCCCAACCGCTTTATACGTTTACCTGGAACAACAGCATAAACAGTTGTTTCTCTCGCTTCTTTGGAGTCCATTAATACAAGCTGACCATTTTCGTTGAAAATGGTATTACGTACTCCCGCGTATCCTTGGCTTACAATACTGTCTCTAAGAGCTGTATGAACTGCAACCTCAGAGTTGAAGTTTGGTGGTAGACCTTCAGCAGCAGTAAAACGAGATGTCATAAACTCTACTGCGCTCTTATAAAAGTATTCTACATTGTGTTTGTTGTCGGGAGTATCAAGAGCGTTAAGCAGACGCAGGAGCTCCGCATTGAACTTACTGCTAGTTTTTTCACTATCATTTACGTGAAGCAGCATAGTCTCAAAAGTGTGCTGCAACATTGTGCGTACTTCAGTCTTGTACACTTCAGCAGGCTGAGCAAAGTCTATAAACTGTGCAGTAGGGTTTAGCCTTACTTTTTGAACGATACCAAACTGCTTTTTGGCCTTTGTTACAAGGGCTCGTACAGTCTTGCCTGCTGAGTTTACAGTAAGACCCGCGTAGTCAAGGGCTTGGCCAACCGTTTCAGCCATGTAGTAACCACGGCCGCCCCACCAAGAGCCGTGTAAAGAGGCTTCAGGAATACCAGAAGGTGCATGAGTTTGACCGTGGTAGTACGTACGGTTGGTAATCTGCCTTGAGATATCTTTCTTCAAAGTGGTGAAATCCAAAGCGGTGCGCGTAGGCTCGGCCTCGGAAGCGGGAACAACACTGGACAGAGGTTGATTCTTATTGTTACCCCCAAAAAGCTTCTTGACTCCTTCCCAGCCAAGAATTCCGGCTGCAGAGAAACCAAGCTGACTCATCAGCAAAGCGTTGTCTGCGAGCGATGTGACGTGATGCCCAAACGGTAGCGTAGCTGCTTCAGCGGGCATTCCAGCGGCTAGAGCCAGACCTGTTCCTACCAGCAGGCCGAAGATACCGGAAGTGCGCTGCCCCCGCTCCCGCCTAGCTTTCTCTAGCTCAGCATCAATAACCGTCACCATAGAACTATCGTTTAAAATTTCGAAAGAAGGTAAGTCACGTCGTGCAATAGAGCTCAAAGACCTGTGTAGCCTATCAAGAGCTTTTAAACTTTGTTTATAGCTGCCTACAGGACGTCTAATGCTAAATCTGCTGCTATAGGAAGAAGGTACAAACACGTTTACAGCGTAGTTATTGATAACCTTTCTTATTCTTGTAGCTTGGCTCCGGTTAAGGCGAAACTTCTCTGCAATTTTTTCACTTAGTAGTTTTACACGATCCTCTTCGACATACAAAGTATCGCTTGTAATATCTGTAAGTGAAAGCAAGGCCCTTGTAAACATTCTTTGAAACTTATAGGTAGCGACTAAAGGAGCGGTACTTACAGTATGTCCAGTTAGCCTTCCTACAAATTCCCTAAGATGCTCTACGCTACCAATCTCAACAGTAGCTTCTTCTAAGGCATATAGCATAAGCTTGTTTTGTTTACTACCGTAATAGTAAGCTTTTACTATACTTGGTGCGTGCACTAGAGCACCTAGTAAACCAGCACGCTTAATGGCAGACCTTACCTTTTTCATGTAATAGTCTTTAGCAACAGACGGATTATACTGAGTAGCTATAGTATTGCTAGCGCTATGTCTCAACTCGTGCAGTAGAGTTGAATAGCTATCACTTTCAGAAGCGGATAAAACTTTAGGTTGCTTATTAAAAGATCTTTCTAAGTCTTTTATGGCTTTATGCGATAAAACTATAAATCCACGATCCCTGCGTGGGTATCTGGTGTAATAAGCACCAGAAGCGCTACCAAGCCTTGTATAATGTAGCCTTTGCGCTTCTTCGGGCGTTAAAAGATATTGAGCACCGGATGTAGCAGCACCAGGAAACATTTGAGCAAGTGTAGTCTTAGCTTTTCTTAGTAAGTTCTGTCTGTCTATAAAGTTTGGATCACTAGAAAGCGCTATTAGTTCTTTGTTATACGCATTTTCTAGAGCTTGCGGGCCAGAAAGCTTTCTGTTAGCAACAACCCTTAGTCTACGGTCTACTAAAAACAGTAAACCTGCACCTAGCGTTCCAGCCACCATCGTAGCAAAAACGGACAAACCACCCCCAGAAGCTGCGTGGTGTGCAATCCGCGTAGCGGCTTCTGCAGGTGCGCCCAGCAGTGCGATGCTACCCAGCGTAATTGCGGGAAGAATACTGCGCTTTGCAAGCTTTAAAGCAGTGCTCTTGACCTTGTAGTACAGATGACTGAGCTTTGGCAGAATACCTGGCGGGAGCGGTAGCTTTCCGGTTTTCTTGCCATAAACATTGGGATTGAGTCCACCGGTAAAAGAGGGCGGCGTCAAGTTTCCGGTGCTTGGGTTTAGCGGACTTGTACGTGAAGAAGTAAGCTCGCCCGTACCTCGAGAACCCGCTTGGCTACCACCCAATTCGCCAGAGTCACCAGTACCGCCGCTCAGTCCATCAGAGCCGGTACCTCCCTGCCCAAAAGGCAGAGACTGCTGACCGTTGCGCCCGGAGGGTGCGGTACCTCTAGGGCTTGGAGTATTGACCAAGAAAAAGATATTTTCCAAAGTACGGTTTACTAGGTCTTGTGTAGTTTTCTCAACGTCGATGTTGACTTCTTGGCTGGAACCCTTACGGCCAATTGTGACTCGGTCTCCAATCTTGTTAGTTTTTGCCAAGAGGCCACGACCGCGTCTACGGCCAGGTTTAACGTTACGCGGAGCTTGTACAGGACCCCCTGAACCAAACTTCACGATATCCGTAAACATCTGTACGAGCTCTTCAGTCACCTGATTGACAATGGCCGTGCGGTCAACACCTTCCTTCAGGCCCGTACCTTCAATGAGGGCTTCTGCCAGGAACTGCAGTTGGTCGGTAGCACTGCCTTGGTGAGAAGCCAAACGAGCGAGTAAATTTGCCCTACGCTCTCCGTAATTGATACGCTTCCTGCCTGTGTCAGGGTCTTGGTCAAAACGACGATTGATGTGTTCAGCAACCTTTGCCAAGTGTTGCATTGCAGCAACACCTTGCTGCAGCCTACCTTCAGCCAAACCTGTGCGATCTTCACCAAAACCAAACGGCAGGCGTAAGAAATTCAACTGGGAAGCGCCACGCATGACCCTTGCGCGCATGTTAAGTGCAGCACTGCGAAGTATAGATGCCTTTACAAGAGTTTCTACAGATGGAGCTGCGGATGTAAAAGTTTTACCGTCTTTTGTATGCCTATGCTTGGCAAAATCAAGAATTCCGCCGCTTTCCTTATCAAGTAGAAAAGTACTAGAAAGTAGATGCTCCAGCGCCTGTATAACGGAGTTGTTGATCTTGTTTAGGTCAGTGCCAATGTCTTTTGTACGCTCCTCCTCAATAAGACTGATCTGTTCAGTAACTTCGTGTAGACGAGCAGTATCCTCTGGGGTAAAGTTCTCAGTGTCTTTTTCAAGCTTACGCTCAAGCTTTTTCCTGATAAGCTCAAGTGTGCGTAGTATTTCTTTTCTTCCCGTAGTTTCGTCATAGGTACGAATATTATCGTAGGCTTCTATGAATTCAGGAGAAACAAGAACGGCAGTAGTGGGATTTTTAGCTCCTGTCGCAACTACACCAACAACAGATAGCGGTGAAATAGTTCTATCCGCCGTTTCCGCAGCAAGAGTATGCCCGGCCAAATGTAATGAAACAGACCCTGCTGAATCTTCAAGAAGTATCCTTGAAGCTACTGAATCAGGCCCAGCTGCAAGCTTTTCAAGAGTGCTGTTAAAACTTTTGACAAGACTATCAACACCTTTAACTGCATCGTGATCTTCAGGCTTGGGTACATCAAGCACTGAAGAGGGCTTTCTCACTTTTTTCCAGATACGCCAAACCATAAAGGCTGTAAATGCACCGCTAATCAATCCAGAAATTGTACCGTAGGTAGTATCGTTATCATCATCTTCATCGTACCTATGCTTGCCGTCCTCATTGGCGTTCTTGTTTATATCTTGATAGTTACGCTTTTCATTACGCTCACCGGTGTCAGTGTACGCGTTTGGATTCAAAGTAATCCTTAATGGTTCAGTAGAGCCAGGTAGAAGCGCACCACGCCTTGTAAACTCTTGGTTGTACAGGGTCTCGGCAGACTTTGCTATGTTTTCTGCAAAACCAAAGGATTTCCACATTTTGGTGTAGGCGCCGGGCAAGCTATGCGCAGCATCCTTGTTCTTGCTGAGATACTCTTCAATTTGAGCCGCAGTAGGAACTTGAGTACTGCCCGTAGGCGTGGCAGTAGGCGTGTGCATAGGGTCAAGTACAGTACCTCCAGCACGTACTTCATAGTGTACGTGCGGGCCAGTCGAATGTCCGGTGCTACCTTGAATACCGATGCGCTGCCCGCGCACCAGAATGTCTCCTACGCTTACGCCGACTTCGTTGGCCGCATCATCTGCCAAGTGCCCGTACAGGATATCAACTGGCTTACCCTTGACTTTTAGTTCGGTCCGGACGATTACTACGTTGCCGTAACCACCCTTGACGCCCTTTTCAATAACTCGACCACCCACGAAAGCTACTACAGGAACATTAGTAGAGCCAGTCTTGGTGTCGTAGAACTGTATGTCTACACCTTGGTGCAGGTGTGTTCCACGGTCTCTTAGATAAGGGCTGGTGACGTTGTAGCTAATGCCGCGCTCCGTTGCCACAGGAAAACCGGTAAGGCTAGGAGTAGAGCGCAGAATAGCGGTGTGCAGCAGCTCAGCGCGCTGTTTTCTAGTAGGTGCGTACCCCAGAAAGTGACTAACTTGGTTGTAGGTTTCAGGATCGTCATAGGGCAGGTATTGCCCTCCTCTTGCCATTTGAGTTCTAACGCGCTGTGCAACATCCCTTGCTTCTGCCTTTGGCATCTTCAAGTTCTTGCTGATGTAAGCAGCAAGATCCGTTGTATTCTCGATGCCCTTGAGAGAGCCAAAGTGCTCGTTGATGTACTTGTAGTACTCTACCTGTTTGATGTAGCGCTGTGTTTCCAGCGGGAGTTTGCCACCAGGCCTCAAAGAACGCATGAAGCCAGTAACACCAGCGTTGTACGCAGCGGCTACCTCAAGATCCGTAGGAGCGCGACCTAGCTTTTTGACTAGCTCACGACGGAACTGAGCGAGAATATTGGCACCGGTGACAATACTGGTGCGGGGGTCAAAGAGGTTGAGCTTGCCCGTTGGGTCATGAGCTTCCGGAACAATTTGCATCAAGCCCCTGGCATTCTTGGGGGAAACCATGCGCTCGTTGTAGTCACCGCCGGTTTCAGCCTGCATGATAGACCTGATAAAGCTCTCGGCCTCACCAGAGCGTTTGCTGGCTTCCGTGATAAAAGCCGAGTACTTCTCAGGAACCGGGCCAGCACTGCCTGTGCGTACTGGTCCACCGGTTACTTCTGCAAGAGTAGACAGAATAGTACGTCTGCCAGGAACCGCACCTTCAGCTCTTTCGGCAGCACTTGTTCTGCTGCGAACTTCAAATCCACTCCAACCACCGGTGAACATGTAGTTGTACATGGCGTTAGCACCACCCAGTACAGCCGTTTCATACATCAGAGCGCGGCGGTGCAGTTCACCCATGATAATCTGATCTACTGACGGTACGGGCGCAAACTTGAAAGCCCTCTTGGCAGACACATTCCCGCCACCGGTTCTGGGCCTAGCCATGTACATGGAGGCAAAAGACATGTTCAAGAGATTGTCGTTGGAACTAGACATCAGTCCGGTGTTTGAAAAAGACTGAAGTACTTCAGGCGCAACTACGGTAAGTAGTGACGCGCCAATACCACGCTTTGTAAAACGGACCTGTTCGGCAATTTCTAGCTTGGCCGCGGTAGACATCCAAGCGCGCTCGGAAGCAACACCGTAGAAGATGGGAGAGTACGAACGCCACAGTGCGTGCCTGGCAGAAAAGCTTGTCTCTCCGGCATCGCCTGACTCCAGAAGTCCAGCTTTAATTTGGGTGTTTACAAAGGTATCTGCCCAGTAGTTAAGCAAACCAGCAGCAAATTTTAGTGGCTTGTCAGAAACCTTCTTGTATTCCTTGTTCAGGGTCATGGACAGCAGGTAATCTGCCGACTGATTCAAGTAACCGGCTGCACCGACGTTAAACGTTCTAAATATCGCGGATACGCCGGTATTCAACTGTTTCAGGGCATCTACCTTATCAGCGTGTTCCTGCACCCAGCCAATACTGTCGATAAGACCGCCAATAAAGAACTTGTTTACACGGTCACCCCAGTTAAGTTCTTTACCCTCTTTCTCTTTTGTTAGTGCTTCTTCGTACTGAGACTTACCTACTGCACTGCTTAGTGAGAATGATGCCCAGCCTACAAGGCCACCAACAAGTAGACCCGCAAAGCCTGCAACCCGACCACCTTTTGCTGCCCCAAGCGCTATTGCTCCTGCAGCAGCTAACTCTGAGGTTTTCTTGGTTGCGAGCAGTGTACCGCCAAGAACAAAGGTTTTCCAAAGTTCAGAAGCACCTTCCTCACGAAACGTTTGTCTGGCCTCTCTAGAAATTGTTGGATCCGCAGCAATTGCAATGTTTGATACTGCACCGTAGGCACCGGAGAGGAGCATCGGCCTTACAATAGCTTTGTCAGCAATCTTCATGATTCCAGAAATACCGCCTAATGCAAACGCACCAAGTCCAATACCATACAAGCCAAATGTCACGGAATTTTCATAAGATTCAGTTGTATCAAGTAGACTCTTGCTAAGAAGCGCCAAAGACGCTAGAAGAGCTGTTGCTCTAAATCCGTAACCCAGACCAGTCATAAAGCTGGAGAATCTTGTAATCCTAGTTGCGCTTTGAATGTTCTTCGACGCAATCCGCTCTTCCTGGGCGGTGCTAGCGGTGTGGTGGCTTGGATCTGCTGTGCCTATGGAGCCAGCACGAACCTCGTGTATACCGACGGCTGGAGGAGGTGGGGGAGGTGTACCACCAAGTTGCGGTTCGGGGACGTGAGCACCAACCGAACGAAGTTTCCAGAACGTGAAAGTCTTTCTGATGCTGCCAACAAACGTAGAAGCTCTCAAACCCGCGCGGTTCAAGAAGCCAGGCATATCTACAGGTTTAAGGCCCATGACGTCGTCAAAGTCACGGAACACGCCAAAAACAGTACGCTCAAATAGGTTTATTTCCTTAGCAAAGTCACCACCCGCAGTTAGTCTTGTACGAATGCCCTGCAGTTCGTTCATGGCGGTGAGGTAGCGCTTACCTGGAGACCACCCAGGCGGTGGTGCTGGTGAACCAGGGCCGTGCCCGGCAAAAGATTCCAGAATAATTTCAAGGCGCCTGATAGTTCCCAGCGTTCTGGTTACATCCTTGGTTTCTGCAAGCGCTTTGATATCGCCATAAGTTTCAATGACAGCTCTAGCAATTTGTTGGTAGCCCAGAGCACGGGCTCGACCCGAAATGACACTACCTCTTGGCAATATTCCCTCGCCAAATGGCTCGCCGTTTGCCGCGCCAAGCATCGAGAAGCCCCCACCCGGTCTGGGCATCCTCAGTACCGAAGCGTCGGAAGGGTTATACTCAAGAGTAAGGGGATCCAACACCTTGCCCGCTGACGTCACCTCTACAGCGCGCATCAAGCGACGGATGTCAAAACCCTTAAGGGGATCGTCTGCCTTAAGATTCTTCGTTACGTTGTAAGCCGCGCGCAAGGCAGGATCCCTACTAATAGTCAGCAAGGTCCTAGCGGCTGCAATCCCGTGGCCGGCAAACATTGCAGCTGTACCCAAAGCAAAACCAAGCCAGATGGCACCAATTCGAGTCTGCTGGTTACTGTTGACTTCGCTGTTGGAAAAGTTTAGCAAGAACTCTTCAGGACTACTGTTTCTACTTAACGGACGAAGAATTTTCTTGTTCATGCCAAAAGGCAATGTATCAAAAGTATCAGAATCATCTTCCATCTCTGTGATAGGCATTCCAGCTGCCTGCTGTGCAGCCTTGTGCCCCTCTATGTAAGCCATGATGCCCCTGTAAGTAGGAGACTGCTCCAAGGTGGCTAAGAATTCTTGATCAATGCCATCAGGCAATTTAAACAGTTCCACCTCTTTGGCTTTTTCATAAAACCTGTTTGCGTACCCAGCGTATTCCTTGGCTAAAGCAGCAACATCGTAGGAATCGTACGGTTTCATTCCAGGTGCTGTACGAAGCGGGTTGACGATCAGTGGTCTAACGCCCTGAACCAAGTTGTTCTGAGTATCGTAGCGACCCATAGCATAGTGCGTGTAGTAAGCCTGTTTTGATAGGCGAGAGTATCCGCCTACATATGCTTTTTCACCACCCAAGTAGTCGTTCATCTCTGCTGGCCAAGCTACAAGTGCCGTTCGCGCAAGAGCCTGACGGTTGCGGAGTGCCAGTTTAAGACCCGGCGACAGGTTGTATACCGGCGACTCCGACGAGAACATGCGCCCCATGAACGCCGGCTTACGAGCAGGAGCAAATCCTGTCAGCATAGTGTAATCGCCGTAGGTTGCCATCGCCAGCGAGGTCCCGCCGAGTACTTTGTTCTGGGGATTCTGCGGGCGCACGGCTGCAATCTTGTTTGACGCAACAGTAAACAGATTACCGAAGCCCATCGAGAAGCGACCTTTGATTCGTGTAAAGCCGGTGGTATCCTCATCGCGCTCGGTTTGCTGGGCTGCGGCATAACCATGCTGCATGGCCACGATTTCAGGCCCTTGAATAACACTCTCGCTGCTGAAAGCCGAAAGTACCTTTCGTATGCTCCAGTTGATTCGCTGTGCCAAGCCCTTCGGTGTGACAGGGAATTTGCCAACAATAGGGTTCATTTCTATGGCAAATGAATCGGTTGGTCTTGAGATAATGATTGGCTGTACATCACTTATCTTGCGCTCGCCGCTATTGGCATTTACAAGAACACGAAACCCACTTTCCATAAACTTGTTGAAAGTGCTGGTAACAGCGCCTAACGGAGTATTCGGATCGTTGTAATCAATCTTGTACCGGTTTATCTGAGATTGTATGTAAGAACCCGGCGTACCCTCATAGTTACGCTGGTGCAGATTGTAAACAATACGTCCAGCCTCAAACACCATCAATGACAAACCAATAGTAGCCAAAGATTGACCTGCGCGTACTGGAGCCATGAAACCACTAGAGAACGACCCACCTAAAACCTTTGACGCGGTACCGGTAAGAACACCCACGGGTGCAGTCACGGGTAGAGTAACCACCCGCATGAGCGCTCGCATGGCTACACCGGGTCCCCTGAGCAGAGTACCAACAACGCGGCGAGCGCTAATTCCGCTAGCACCGCTAGTAGTCTCTGAAGTAAGTATGTTGCCAATATTTGTTAGCGGATCAAGAGAAACTCTTGTATCCTGACCATACTTCAGGTACCCGGTTACGCGCTCGAACAGCGAGGAAGCGGGAGGCTTAACTCCAGTCAATAAAAGCTCTCGAGCCTGGTAGTGTTTCTTGGCAGCTAGGTTAGCCAGTGCAAACGTCGTTCCTACTGCAAGTGCAGTAAGGGTTGGCCCAGCAATAGCGGCAGCACCTACATTGAGCTGTGCCACTGCTTCCACAAGTGTCGATGGCTTGTAGCCTAAGGACATGATGTTCAGAGCAATTTTGGAAGCAAAGCTTGAAGCGCTATTTTCTTTATTACTTACTGCGTCGTACAGCAAACGATCAAAGTAGTTGTTGGATTCCTTTACGCCCCTTAGCCAGTACTCTAGCTGCTTGTAGCCGCGCTTTTCCATTCGATAGAAAGGCATCGACATAGTGCCAGATCCTTGAAGGGGCAGCGGTGTGATGAAGGATATAGCGTAACTGGTGCGACCGCCCTGTGTAGCTGCGCTAAGGAAAAGTGCCGGACCACCCATCCAGCCTATACGCAGGCCGTCAATAGACATCTGATTGATTTCAGACTTGTAGGCAGTAACCGAGAAGTTACGGAAAATGTCTAATGTCTTTTGAATTGTGCCTTGTACAGCCCCAGGATCACCGGTTATTTGCCCTCTAAAACCTTCGTTGTCCAATTGGCGCATGCGGTCACTAGCCGTCATTGCTGCTGCTTGCTGTTGCGTGACTACCTTCCAGCTGAAATTGTCTCTGTCAGCCTGAATCATCTTGACGGTGTTGCGGTACAAGGCAGTCGGCGTATTGGCAATGAACTCGGTTACAGACTTCAGCGCCCCGCGAACGCTATTGAATTGCCTGAAACCCTGCGAGTACATGAAGGTAAGAGCACCAACTTCCTCCTGGGTGCCATCAGCTTTGGTAACAACAACGTTTCTAGGAACATTGAACATCTTGTTGGCTTGTCTGAAGCTGGTAAAACCTCGTCCAGACAACAGCTCTGTCAGACCTCCCGCAACGCTGCCACCGACAATACCGGCAAGGAAGGTACCAAAACCTCTACCACGGGTTACTGCCATACCAGCGCCAAAACCCAGCAGCGACGCAATCTTCGCGGAAGTGCCCTGATGCTGGAAGACTTGCATTGGGTAGCCAATACCCAAAGAGAAGTATCCTAGAGCTGAGCTTGTGACTTCACCCAGGCTCTGAGGCAAGAGATAGCTAGGAGTGAGATAGGAGACCTCTCTTTTGTAAGTCTTTCCTTCATTGATTACACGCTCTGCTGCAATCTGGTCACTAAGAAGAAGAGGCTTACTAGCTAGCATGTCGCCAATAAAACCACTTATGACCGTAGTAGCCGCAAAAGCTCGTACAGCATTGCGGATGCCAACACGCTCGGGACTTACAGTACTGTAGCCGTAAGCACTTGCCCTAGCATTTGCAAAATACTGGTTGGCCTTTCTGAAGGAGTTAGCAGCCTGACGAAACCTGCCAGAAACCAAATGTTTTACAGCAAGAGTATTCTCGACTTGTCCTGCTCTGACGTACACATCATCGTGTACTGTAATGTCTTCCACAAACAGATTCATTAGCGGGATCTTGGAGCTTAGCTTCGAGTACGCTTGTGTTACTTTACTCAAGCTCATTCGGGCTGTAAGTTCTACGGCATCCGGTTTAGCCATTCGCGCCGCTCTGAGGGAAGGCTCGTCAAGAGCTTCCATTACAGCGTTGTAGTATGGTCTAGCCTCCTTGAGCCCGGTAAGGCTTTCGACCATAGGATAAACCGTGTGCTGGAAAGTAAACCTGGCGACGGACATGGAAAGCTGTTTGAGCTTGCCAAAAGCCGACATTGTCCCGCTTACACCGCTCGCATACAGCTTGTATCCCACACTGTTTGAAGTAGCGGCATTTGCCATTACCTTTGCCTGATACTGACGCGCGCTTGAGACAATGTAGTCTTCAGCACTTGCACTAATCGAGTGCAGAAAGTGCGTCGAGTAGTACAGCATAAGAAACGAGCCCAAATTGCTGCCGGCATCAACCAAGTAACGGGCCATCTCTGCGTAGGGCTCGGTTTTCATGCTGGGAGCTTGAGGGCTGTAACCACCTGAATAGAGGAATGATTCCAACCCGGTCATGTAGCGGTGGTGGTCTAAGTAACGACCGGCATTCACGATGGCGCTACCAAGAAGCCCGCGATTACCGCGCTGCTCGACCATATAGCTGGCCTCGGCGCCGTAAACTTTACCCACGTAAGCTTTGAGCATGTAGCCCGCTGTAGGAGCTTGCATCAGGTAGTCAAGAGCCCGCACCTCAAGAGGCATGGTGCTGTAGTCCATGCGTTCACCTGTAGAACGCTCATAGTTGCTTGCGTACAAGTGCGACAGAATGCCACCGCGGTCGCGCTTAGGTGAGTAAGTAACTCGCCCGCCATACCCAATGACGTCGTAATCAGTGTTACGCCGAGTCTTGACCATGTCCCCGTAAAACTGACTGGTCGCCATGTACATGGCAAAGTGCATGAAATTTGCGTCGTACAGAACACGTGGGTCAATCGTGTATTGCCAGCGCTGACCGGCGCCCGGTTTGGGCATATCCGCTGCTCTGGGCATCAGCGCGTCAACCATGAAGTCGTAACGCCTAGAACTGGGTGGCCTGACGCCGCGCACCGCTTTGGACCGATCAGGTCTTGCTGCGAACTTCTTGAACTCGCCGTCTTTAGCAATTAGCTCGTGCACGTACTCGGCGTAGCCAGCATCCTCAAGCTTGGTTGAAATCATCGTGGAGTAGCCCCTAGGGTTACCCATACTCATGCTTTTGGAAGCTCGGGCATCGCCAAGAAAACTGACGGCGTTCTTGCCGTGACCGACAGCCATCTGATTACGGTGAGAAGGGTTTCTGGTAATTGCCACTTCCAACGAGGGATACTTTTTGGAAGCTTCTGTAAGCTGTTCTATGACGCGGGCTTGGGTATTGATGTCGCTGTCGGCTGTACCACCTATGAGTACGTGCGTGCGAGCACCCAAACGGCTTCTGTTGATGATCCTGTTGACGACACCCTCGTCGCTCAGTGTCGTGTAGGTAAGCGAGATGTCCTCAGTAGTTTCCAGTTGACGGTAGATCTCGTTGAAGTAAGTTGAGCGGTCACCCGCAGAGATGACCTTGAAGTGCTTGGTAGAAACCAGCGGCAGAGCCCTTTGCTCGCTTAGAGCTCTCTCATTCGCATAACCCGGAATTCCTGCACGAGTAGCAAGAAATTTCCACTCGCGGATCATTTCTTTGTTGTCCGTCAAGTAGTACTCGTTCTGCTGCAGTTGTCTGCCCGTTCCAAATAACTTGGATCCTTTTAGGCGGCTGCTGGCTTTTTCACCCATGCCGCTGGCTGTCATGTTAGCCGTGCCGCCGTAAACCCACTCGTGCCCCTGCTGGTCTACAAGGATACCTTGCTTGTAGTGGGTAAAGTCCTCGTTGGCTTTCATGTCCAACTCGATAACTTGCCCAGGGTACCTGCGTACGGCCTCTGCAGTATTTGCAGAGTTGCTGGAACGACCCCTAGGAGCTACGTATAGTTTGCGCTCACCAGGTCCGCTGAGAAAGCTCTGCAACGTCTTGGAATCAGGATCTACGTCAAACGAAGTTCGTACGAACGAACGAGCAGTAGCAGCAAGCCTGCTGTGGCTTTGCTGGTTTTCCTGCCCGTAGTGCAGTAACGAGCTGCGATCCAACTACCAGTCCTTCTGCGTAATCCTTGTATTACGCATTGAACCAGTGTCGGTGTTGCTACTTCTGCGCGGATCAACCAGTTTTGCACGATCTGCTAGCTGACGCTCCTCAGCAAAGAGATCGTTGATAGCGCGTGCGGTGTGAATCTGTCCGGAAGTCCTGATATTGTTGGAGCCGGTTTCAAAATAGCGGAACCTACGCTCATCCTGAGAAATTCTGTAGACAACGCAAGCCAAGCAGTCTGACAGATCTTTCGAGCCCTTTGGTTTGGGGTGGTCGATACGACGCCCATTCATCAATTTGATTTCAGACAGTTCCTTGTGGAGCTTGGCTGCAGCAGGACTTTGGTCAGGTGGTGGAATGCGTACGCGGTCCTGATCAATCCACTCGCGCAGTACTTGGTATATCTTGCGCTGCTCGGTCTGGCTAAAGCTGGACTTCCACAGCTCGGTCGAAATGCCGGCAGAGTAGATACGCTGAATCATCATTGCACTATTCCAATGGTCGAAAGTCAGCTTCTTCAGGTGGATGGACTTGGATAACTTGATAATCTCGTCGCAGACGTTTTCGTAGTCTACCAGGTAGATGTCGCCTCGACCCTTATCCACCGGACGCCACTCCAGCACAGCATTTACCTGTACGATCACGTTGCCCGTCAGCGGGTCTACGACAGGATGTGCCGAGAGAAAACCAAAGCTGTCGTGCTTGAGACCAGGATCGCAGTGACCAAAGCTGAACATCGCACCTTTAACGACTTCCTGTGGAGCAATGACTTCAATAGACGAAAACTTTCGCGGGCCGTCTGGTCCTTGCTGTACCGAGATCTTTGGAATGTAGTCGACCTGCAACGGGTACTTCGAAGCGCGAGCCAGTGCGTGCTTGTGGAAGAAATTCTCTTCCGACCCAGGTCGTACGCCCGCGTAGTCTCGCATTGCCTCAACACCGCGAGTCAGGTATTCGGCCTTGATGCTGGGATGTTCCTCCTTGAGCAGAGCAAACTCCGGGTTCATATCCCAAGTTGCCAACCTGAATGCCAGAATGTGACTAGCTTCACCCTCAGCGTTGATGAACAGTCTATCCGTCAGGTCGCCCTCGCACCAAGCAGAGCTGATGACAATCTTTTTTGAGCCGAAGCGGGACAGCGTCAGGGTACCCTTGCCGACGTTGGCATAGAGATCGACGCCAGATTGACCAGAGCCGCCTTCAATACCAAAGCGGTTAGCCTCGTCCATCGCAAAGATCATCAACGTACGACCGACCAATCCCGAGCTGTTGCTATGACCGGCCCAGATCGTGATGTTCTTGGAAGGGTACTGAATATCCAGCGTGTTGATGATCAGCTTGCCTTGCTGCCGCAAGCCCTGAAAGTAAGGTGCCTGCTCAAGTCGGCCCTTGATGTTGGCAAACAGAGTATCCTTGGACTGCACTTCAGTTGTAGCAAGAACCAGCAAGTGAATGGGTGATCCGGCCATCAGACCAAATTCCTTGGCGGGATCCGGGTGCTGAATCAACTTGAAGTACTCGTAAGCACAGACAACGGAGATGATTGCGGTCTTCGAGCTTCTCATCCCCGCCTCAAGGCTGAGTTCTTGGTAGTGCTGGCCCTCAACCCAAGTGGTCTTGCCCTCGATGGCCCAGTTTTGCAGAATCTCGCGCTCGTCCCAGTAGTCAGTAGCCTTCTTGCCGTACTTGGCGAGCTTGCCCTGAACCTCTTCCGGCCGTCCTTTGAACAGCGAACCCCACGTACCACGCTCCAGCGGTAGTTGGTAGAGTGCTTTAAGAATGGCTCGCTGGCTAGGCCACAGTTCAATCTCAAGGATATCCGTCGCAAACTCGACAATATCCATCTCGAGCTTGGCCCGCTGCATCCCTTCGGAGATCAGCTCCGAGAGCAGCAGGTCGCTGGCGTTTACTGGTTTGCGGTTGCCTGGTGGCACTTGATTAATCCGTAAGAACGCCTCTGTACTGGAACTTGGCAGCACCAGACTTCAGGGCGTTGTACTTGACTTCAAGGAGCGCCTTGAATTCCTTCCAGTAGATCTTGATGTCCTGCTTTTCACTGCGGCCAACCTCAATGTCTACGTGGTAGTGGTCGGTAACCGCTTCAAGCGGCAGCTTGTGCCAAGCAACAAACTCGGCAACAAACTGGGCAGCAACTTCCAACTGGGCCTTTGTAATAGGTGCCTCGCCAAGATTGCTGGGCACGGCATTACGCATGCCGCAGAGACTTATCCCTACAGTGCCCGTGTTGGCTTTGAACGCATGACGGCCCTTCTCGGTAAGCTTCAGCAGTTTGACTACGTGCGCTTTGTCCTTGAGTTTATCGTAGGGAACGCAGTAGTGATAAACGTCGTGTACCATACGGTAGGAACCACCGGTCCAGTGCATGATGATACGCTTTATCTTGCCTAGCTTCATGCTGCGCTGATCATTTTCTACCTCAAGCACAACGTTCAGGCCATCTACATCGTGGTTGCCGTCACTGTGCTCGTCGGAAAGGTCAATGTAACCCATTTCAGATGTCTCCCGTAACTGCAGGATGCAGTACAACTACCAAGTAGAGTGTTGGAAGTAGTGTATCAGAGCTGTACCCGATATAAAAGAAGTCGCCGTGCTTGAGCTGCTGTAGCCACAAATTATCGTAGATGTGCGCGCCAAAGGTCATAGGGCGCAGATGCGGTACTGTGAGGTCGTCGTCAGGGTTGTCCACAAAATCTACCGAGACCGTGTAAACGGGCGTGAAGGTCTTGTCGTAGACCGTGTAGCCTTCAATATCAACGTTGTTCAGTCTTACGTAAAAATTAGCGGGTTCTACTATAACCACACTGTGCGGGTGCGTGATCATCTTTTCAATCAGTTCAGGCTCAAGTGCAGCAAGACTCCTGATGCCCTGTGGAGCTTTGCGTATGATTGGATTCAGGACGTCTAGAAGCTCAGGATCGTGTAGGTATACTTGAGTAATACCATTAATTTTCATGGTAATCCGTTTATTTTATTCTGTATAGCGGTAACTTTGTCGTGCAAACTCCCTACCATGGGCATAGCGCTAGGTATGCGTTTCTGATCTATGATAGCTTTAGAGCTCTCTACTTGGGTCTTTTTTTGGTAGAATAAATCAGAAATCCGTTCTGCTTCTTTTACCGAGTCCCTGTACATATTCAGAGCTGTGCCGAGGTCTATTATTGTTTGAGTTTTTTTGCGTGAATCCTCTACAGAGAGAGGTGCAGTGTTAGCTTTCCAAGTTGCTTCTAGACTATTCACTCTCTTTTCTAACACATTAAGATTTCTCATTATAGTAACGTACTTTCCTTTGAACGTATCACCTAACCTATAAAGGTCTTCTAGGGATTGATCTAGTAGAGGTGCAAAAGGCTCATTGTTGGTTCCTGGCTCAACGCCTTCTATTCTTGCTGCTAGGTTCCTAAGCATACGATCAAGATTATTAACATCATTCACTTGCTTAATTACATTTATACCTCGCTGATCTACTACACCGCTAAATACATCTTTGTCGTTAGTATTAGCTTCAGGAAGTCTACCAGGATTTCTGTATATTGCATCGACTTCGTCAAGGCTACGATCAAAAGATCTTTCAGCCACCTTTTTACGCTCAGCAAGCGCATTATATACTTCGGTAGTCGGTTTGGACTTACTAAACCGGGCAGTTCTAATATCTTTTTCCAAGGGTTCAACCAGTCTCTTAAATTCGTCGTACACCCTAGCGTAAGCATCCCGACCCGCTTTAATTTTTTGAGCTAAAGCATTAGCAGCAGTAGACTCAACTTCCCCGCCGCCTTGCTTTTTATTGTCGTCAGCAGGAGCGATAGCAGGAGCGGTAGAAGCAGCCGCTGCTGCAGAAGAATCGAGGCGAGGTCCACTTTGGGCAGCCGCTTCTGCTCTATTGATATTATCTTGAGCTTTAGCTTTAGCTTTAATGTTACGCCTAGAATTAGGCCCGGTGCTACCCTTTCTTTTTCTCTTGACTTCAGTGGAGCCTACAATCATGCCCTGAATCTTGTACCAAGTACGATCATCTCTCTGGTAGAGACGTTCAAACCCGACAACAATCAGGTCGTACTTGATCGTGACAATTCCGGTGTTCAGAACAAATCGCAGGGGAACGCCGCGGCGAATCTGCATTTCAAACGCACGTGAGATTGCCCAAGCTCCAAGATTGCCCATTCCGTAGGTTGGCGAGCCGCCCCTGTCTTTTGGATCCGTGCTCAAACCGTATTGATAGCCTAAGTAACCGCGAGCATTTACCTGGTTTGCCTGAGGGCTGTTAGGAAGGTAGAAAGGGTCTGGTGAAAGCTCTGAGTAAACCTGACTTTCGCCAGGTTTCAACCCTGTCCTAGAAAGTAACTGCTGTTCCTCGTCTGTAAGCTTCCGGCTATTCCCGCTTTGTATCTGGTCGGTCGTAGGGCCAACAAAGTGTTTGTGCGCGTCAAACTGGACCTTATGGTCAAACCCAAGAAACGCCCCTACAAACTCAAGCATTTGTCCCTGAATGCCTAGAGACTGGTAGAGGGGAACGCTACCTGGAATCAGCATGGTAGAAAAGTTCTGAATGTGTCTGACAGTAATGCCCGGGCCTGCTCCCGGGGCAATCGTACCGGTTGCGCCGTGTACTGAAGCCACGGTAGACATGGCTGGTGGAACCTCAAACTCAAGCGGGCCTAGTAGTACTCGCGTGAATCCGGGGTACCCTTGGTTGGTTACTGCCTCAGCCGTCCTTCTGGAGTTAATACCAGTACCGTTATCATATTCTTCTGCCGCTTCATTAGCGGTGTCTGCCCCTTTGGGTTTTGACAAAAGACTCATTACACCGCCCAAACCCCAAACAGCGCCGGCTGTTGCAGTCTGCTGTAAAACGTCCTGCCACTTGCTAGGATCGTTTGCTATTTGGGTTATCCACGAGCTCGTCATGGTGCCCGGCAAAGAGTCAAAAATAGCGGCAGTAGTGGGATTAGAGTGGGCCAAAGCTCCTATTCCCGCATTTGCAGCACCAGCTTTGCTTTCAAAGTCGGCGAGGTTGAGTTTTGCCCCGCCGACCTCAAGCTTTCCGCTTGTGATGTCCTGCCACCACTCAGCCATGGTTTACTTACCGCTATACAACTGGGCAACTGCCGCCAGCAGGCCAAGTAATACAGACAATAGCGTGCCATAGGTAACCAGCGTGTTGTGCTGTAGCTCCTTTGCGGTAGCCAACTGGCGCTCCACCGCGGTGTCCTCAATTTTCTTGACGCTGGCTTCAATCAGCTCAAGGCGACGGTTCTGTACTTCCAGAATATGCTGGACTTCGCCACGTGAGATGTTGCCCTCGTTCAGCCTCTTGAGGTCACGCAAGTCGTTATGAATAGCGTCAATCTTGGCCAGTAGAGTGGCAATCTCACGCGAGTTGATGCCCGTCTGCACGGCCATGTCATCCAGCCTGCGGGATAGTTCGCCTATACGCCTCTCAAGTTCGTCAGCGCGCAACTCAAAACCTTCATTCATCCCCAACTCCTACGCTTGGTGCAAGCTATCGATCACGCGAATCTTGAACTGCCCGGCAGTCTGGGGTTTGTTAGCTACGCCAAAGTAGACGACAATCTCTGCTTCGTACTCACCGGGTGTATCGGTATCACCGGGCTGCCACTCATAAACAGCTTTGCCCGTAGCAGCATCAGTTACGGTAAGTTCAGCTCCGCTGATCTTGTTCTGGGTAGGATCACCTGCGTCAAGCCCCATATAAAGCTTTACGGAAGCAACACCAGTAAGATCCAACGGAATGTTCTGTCGATCGGCCAGCTCTACTTCTAGGTTAGGAAGCAAGTCGCCTTGGTACATGGTAATGGTTTGCATCAGAGTCCACCAAAGGATCCGGGCCGTACACTAACCCTAAGCTTTAGACAGCGGCCCAAAGACACTACCAGCTTAAGGGGAGCAACGGGCACGATTTCGCTGGTAACTACGCCATTGGAAGCCAAGGCTTCCCAATCAAAACCGAACGGCATTACTCAAGCGGGCCTCCATAGCGGAACTGGCCGGGTCTCCTGATTACTGGAATCGTTGTATCCGAGTATGGTGCAGACCAGTCTGCATCCTCTGGGCGTTTGCGAATAATGCGTAGACTATTCGGCGTTGTCTGGTCTGCCAACTTGATGGTGTTCTCTTCGTACATGGCTTTGATGGCATCCATCAAATCGAGCAGGACCGTGGTAATGCCGCCCATACCGCCATCAATAGCAGGCAGAATTGCCATTTCTTCCACTGCTGTACGTAATCTGTCTGAGCCGCTGGCCTCAGGATCCTGCCCGGTGTCCCACAGCACGTAGCCAACAAACTCTTCCGTGAGCTTGATCTTCACACTGTATATGCCAGTGGCCGTATCTGCTGCCACAACTTCCGTTACACCCGCAACGGATCTGGCTCGAAAGACCGTATGGTTGTTGTTGAAAAGCGTGTAACCGACAGTAGTCAAGCCAGCACGCGAAGCCAAGAAATTAACCGTACAGGCTACTTCTTGGTTCACGAATCCTTGAATCATCTATGCGACACCAGTCGGTGCTAGACCTGTCTTGCCCCGTCTACTACGTGAATCGCCTGCGCTACTAACTTGTTCGCGTAGTCATCAAGCATTCGTGCCATACCGTCAATGAGAGCCTTGTTCTTGAGCAGCATTTTTACAATAACAGGAATACCCGGTAGTTCGTCAATTGTTTGCTCAATAAGCCCACTAATTGCAGCAATGGTATTTTGCTCCGCAACTTCAGCTTCCTGCTGGCACTTGGCGCAGTCTTCCAGTCTACGAAGCACTACTTCCGAGGCAGCGCTAACAGCTGCTTGCAAAAACAACAGAAGGATCTTGTTCACGGGCTGCTCCTTCATGAAGGTGCGGGGTAGGGTTGCCCCTACCCCGCGTTTCTACCGGTTCGGGATTTACGCCTGGTACTTCAGTTCAACGGTCTGACCCGCACGGAGTGCGAAGTTCAGATCGACACCGGCGCCAGCAGCCTGGAGGGTCCAGACGCCACCAGCAGCCGCAGGCCACTGGGACATGCCGTCGATGGTGACGAACAGCGCGTCGGCCGAGGGGATGGCGGGGTGACCGGCATCCTTAGCCACTGCCTCTTCGCTGCCGGTGGCAACGAAGCGACGTACACGCCACTGAACTGCTTCGATGGTGTCGAGACGGGCATCGAGAGCGTTGTCGGCTGCGATGCGGGCAGTCTCTTCAGCATCGATGTTGCCCTGTAGAACGGTGTCAGCAGCAGCGCGGGCTAGCTCTTCTGCATCGATTTCAGCCTGAAGGCCAGCTTCGGCTGTCTCAGCGCGGAGCTGCTCGGCGTCGACATCAGCCGCGCGGTCAATGATCTCCTGAGCAAGATCATCAACTACGGACTTGATCTGAACATCGAGCTCTACCAGAGCTGCCTTGACGTCAGTCTTGGCGTTCAGGTAGTTGGTGCCGGTGAAGGTGAGACCAGCGGTTGCTACAACACCTAGGTTGTCGGCAATCTGCTTGACGCGAGCGTCAAGTACCTTGTCGGCATCCATCAGGCTGACAGCGGAACCGAGGTAGTTGGTGGTTGCATCAGCAACGTATGCACCACCGCTGCCCAGACCAGCACCGGCCTGAGTAGCATCCAGCTCGTTGGAAAGAGCAGTGTCCGAAGCGCTGCGCGCATCGTACTCGCTCTTGAGCTGGGTATCGAGGGCTACGATTGCTGCACGGAGCGTGCCCGAAGCGGCAACGTAGTTTGCGCCGGTGAACGCGGCGAGGGTTCCGTCGGCCTGGAAACCAGCAGCGGCTTCAACTGCATCCAGTTCAGCCTGGATTGCAGCGTCAGCAGCAGCGCGGGCGACCTCTTCAGCGTCGATTTCGCCCTGTAGAGCAGTATCCGCAGCAGCGCGGGCGAGCTCTTCAGCGTCGATTTCGCCCTGTAGAGCGGTGTCCGCGGCAGCGCGGGCGAGCTCTTCAGCGTCGATTTCAGCCTGAAGGCCAGCTTCGGCTGTCTCGGCGCGGAGCTGCTCAGCGTTAACATCGGCCGCACGGTCGATGATCTCCTGAGCTAGGTCATCCGCAACCTGCTTGAGAGCTGCATCCAGCTTGGAGTCAGCGTCAGCAAGGCTTACAGCCGAGTTGATGTAGTTGGCAGCGCCCTCTACGATGTAAGCGCCGCTGGCGTTCAGACCAGCGCCGGTCTGGGTGGCATCAAGCTCAGCCTGAATGTTGCCGGAACCAGACTGAAGTGCGGCGTCGAGGGCAACCAAAGCTGCCTTGACGTCGGTGATCATGTTCAGGTGATTGGTGCCGGTGAAGGACAGGGGATTGCTGCCCGAACCATCCAGCGAAACGCCGAGGGCCTTACGGACGGCGTCGATGTTGTTCGACTCGGTGATATCGACAGCCTTGGGGTTGGCGATGATCACACGACCGGGATCGCGAAGGAGGTCGGAACCACCAGCAACCCACTGCTTGATGTACAGGAATGCCATGGAGCCTACGGGGATGGTGGCATCCGCCTCATCTACCGTGCCGGGCTTGATTACGAAGTGTACGCGGTAGCTGGTCATGGGCATGGGCATGGTCTGGACAGTCTTTTCCAGACGGCCGAAGATCTCGTTGCCGTTAGCATCGACTACGGGATCATTGTTGGCCTTGCGGACAACAACCAGGTTCTCGGTGTCAGCCATGTAGCCAACGCTACGTACGACTGCACCCAGATTCGACCACACGCGGGTAGCGCTGTCGTAGGAAGGAGCTTCCTCGGACTTCGCTGCGGGCATGTAGGGCTCGACGTTCATGTTCTGCGAAAGAGCCATTGCGGCCGACCCGAGCTGGGGGTAGATCGCGCGGAGCTGAGTGTCGAGCAGGTTGCTGATGAAGGCGTCGCTTACACGGTCAAGAGCTACGCTCTTGCTCGCCAGCTTTCCCCCCTGAACTTCGTTGTCCTTGATCAGTACGTTAGTGATCGAAGCATCGTGAACTGATAGATCTGCAAAAATCTTCTGCAGTGCCATAGTATTCACCCTCCTTAGGATGATTAGTTACCCACAGAAACGCGTTGCAGTTTCAGGTCCGGAACCAAAGCGTAGACTAGGTTTCAGCCGACAAACTGCGCGGTTATTTGTACCACTCTAGGTTCAGTTCCATCAGGCCTGAACGATAGCGGTTCCATAATTCGGGATTCTCGGGAAGTACAACAATAATGGAAGTCCCTGAAGAAGTGAGAAGCACGGCTTCCCCTAATCTCTGCTGTATTCCAGTTATGTATACATTTAGATGCTCATAGAGCCGATAATCTAGGACAATACCGCTAGGTCCATTTCCCAGAGGAACAGAAAAGCCATATAGGTTCTCAGAAATTTCCGTTGCTGTGTCAACCATGTCTGAAGTTATGCGCGCAGTAAAGCTGTACCAGCGCTTGGCTTCAAGAACCTCGACTCTAGTTTTTAGAGAAGCAATTTCTTGCTCTAACTCAGCGTGAGTCTTTGTGCCGATTCCCTCAAGTTCATCATGATGTTCAATGGTAAAGATCGCGGACAAAGTTTAGAGCTCCTAGTTTACCGCGATAGGCCTGCCGTTGGGTTGGTACAACCCTACGATTAGCGGAGGATCGGCGGGGTTGTCACTGTCCGAAGAAACCCTAGTGCGGCTGTCCAAACGATTCCGCTGTGCTACTAGCAGCATGCGCGTACCCTGGTAGGACACGTAGGCCATGAGCACACTGCGGTGCATCAAGGCAGCAGACAGAGGCGGTCCCTCCACTTCAAAGCCAGCCTCAAGCAGATCACCCAACACGAACTTGCGGCCTGCAAACAAGGGCAAGTCACCCAGCTTGTTGATTACAATCGGTACATTTCCCAAGAAAGGACGCACCGCTGTATTGCCGGACAAGGCAATGTTGCTGCTAGTCAGGTTGGGATCGCGAACAAAGGGCAACTCAGTAAAAGTGCCGTTATCGTCAGCACCGCCAGTGCCCTTGGTGTGAACTAACAATTTGGGCTCGGCCAACAACTCCAGTTCTGCCTCTATGGGTACAGTCGAAATCAAGGCGGGGATTGAGGCGAGGTAGTAAGTCGCGATGTCCAGCGACTGATCCAGCTCATACTCTAGCTGCAGCGCCACTTCCACCAGTCCGGTCTTCTGCGAGGTAAACGTCAGATTCACGCCACCGGATACCTGCGCAACCGTTACCCCGCCGGTGGCTTCTGCTACGCCGTCCACAAACACGCTGGAGCAGGCGGTGCTGGCAATACGCCCTAGCGAAGTGCCGCCTAACGGAATGAACACGGTAGCTGCGGCCGCTGCTGGCTTTGCAGCAACCACGGTACGAAATAGCTTGGTGATACCGTTGGCCTTTGGGTCGGTGATGCAAGCTGGCGCTTCCAGCGCTACATCGACGTAGACGTTCTCGCCTGAAGCCACAGGCGACCCAGAAAGAGTAAAACTGTAACGACCGTCGCCCTGTACTGTTGCACCGATGTCGTGCACCACAGTCACAGCGTTGTTCAGAGTCACCACGGCCCCGGCAATACCGGCAATAGTCTTGAGCTCAGCACCAATATAGATACTGGCGCCAACGCGCATGCCCGTAGTGCTCGAGACGGTAATACTGGATTGGCCCACGGTTGCAGGAACCGTCAACGTAGTGCTGAAGCTGTTGCGGTACACATTGCTCAAGGTAAGGTTGGTTTCACTGCCGCCTACCAGACTGTAGACGGCAAGCGGTACAGCAATCCGTACGCCCTGGACAAGCGTAGGCAGGGTAAAGCTGGTCGTACCGTCAGATACCAAACGAATTCGCCCCTTGACCCCGTAGGCGCCCACAGAGGGATTTACAACCGTCAGGGTAGTGTTGGCTTCAAGGGCACTACCAACCTCGCTTGCAGCGAGCGTGTGCGTGGCCTCAGCAGAGCTGACGAAACCCATGAACGGGTAGCCTGTGTGCTCGAACTTGAGCGGTGTCTCATAGATTTCCGAAAAACCGCAACCAGCAGGAAAGTCCACGTTGAACTCGACTTTGACGTCGCCGTTGGATGGGACCTGTGAAAGAGCAATCTGCAAATCGTACAATCCGGAACGAGTCACTTGCCCACCAGCAGAAGTACCCAACAAACTTCCGGTCACTCCATCCAGAATAACAACATTAGTCAAGGGCAAAGTAGCGTCAATATTGGCAAGCTCCGCCGTGCGTGCGATGACGAAGTCATCACCATCGGTCACCTCAATTACCGGCAGCAAACGCTTGTCAGCCTTGATGTCAATATAGTTGAGGGTCAGCTGAGCAGAGGTCCCTAGCGTGTAAACGTATACGTCTAGGTTCTGCCAGAAAAACGGGCTATCAAAATGCCCGGTGATTTCTTGTGGAGTTTCTGTCTGCTGCGTAAGGTAGGGACTGGTGATAGCAAACAGCGGTTCAGCGCCGGCTACCTCAACGTCTGCGTTCTGCGGCCAGAACTCGAATACGAGAACAGCATCTTCACGAGAAAGTTCGGGACGGGGCGTGTAACCAACGCGCACCGTGAAGTTGCGGCTATTGAAACCGGAAATGCTGGTCTTGATACCGAACTTATCCTCCGGTGTGCTGGCAGGGCGGGCAAGATTCTGGCCCTTGGGGACGGCCGCCGAAAGTGCACCTTGAGTAGCCAAATTGCTGCTGATAGGGCTGTAAAACTTTTGCCAACCTGTTGCAACGCCTGTGCCGGCAATCGAGGCAAAGTGCGAGTTGCGGAGCATGTTGATCGACGTGTTTACACGTTTGGTAACAGGAATGTCGCCAAAGTAACCGCGCATGCCACCGTTACCCAAGTGACCATTTACCTTGCGCAAAGTGCCGTTGCTGGTAAGGCGGTTGGTCAGCTGATCGTAGATGGTGCGCTCAAACTCTTGCGGCACAGCATTGGCAAACTGCACAGTGTGGCGTAAGTCAATGATCTGCGTACTATCAACAACGTTGTGCCAAAGACCATCCGGGCGGCTGGAAACGCCCCCGGCAGACCAACCCGGCACGTCAGCACCGTTAGGGTTAGTGTCCTTGTCGTAAGCTGCCTTATTGATACGTTTTACCCGTGCCACAGGCAGCGCATAGACTAGGTAGTACGGGTTACCGTCCAATCCGGTGTCGGACGAAGAATCAAATGTAGGTGCTGGCACAGCCGCTGTGTAGAGTCCTGGATCTTTCAATGCAACATCAGTAATCGGGTTGAGCTTGACAAACGGCACATTGGCTAGCAGGCCAAGGTCTGCCAGTGGCTTTACCTTAGGATCATCAATTCCCCCCGGGTAGGCGGCAAAGTCTACATCCTCAACAATTCGCCAACGGTGGCTTATGGTGCGTCCGCCGCTGGTCAAGCCGGGAAACCATAGCTCCAGAAAAATCAGATCGTCGCGGTAACCACCGGCAGGACCATCGGTAAGAACAAACGGCACGCGCTCGTTCGTAGCCAGCTTGACGCGGTAGCCGCGCGCGAGCACTTCGACTTCACCACCGAGCGCGTCAAGAAACACCTTGTTGAACTCGCCCTGAGCGGGGTTGCCACCTATCAGATTGCCCATGCGAAGGAAGCCGGTCGGGTACATTTCCCGCACAAGCTTTGCGGTTTCGTCCGCCAGAATGCTGTTGTAAATGACGGGGACGCCAGCGATGTTACCCTTGCTGTCCCGAACGGGAATCTCCCCGGGGTTGTTTCCGGTGGCAATGTAACTAGCTGGAATTCGCAGTGAAGACATCTTATTCCGTTTCGACGTAGGAATTCTTGGGCTGCACCGTATCCAGATTAGCTTGCCACGTGCGCAAACGCAAGAACTCTATGGCTTCATCCAAGAGTTTATTGTTCTTTCCTTCAATGATTCCAATTGCCTTGACGTTTTGAAGAAAGCTGATGACCTCTTTTATACCGACGGCAAGCATGATCATCTCTTCAAGCATTTGAGCGCTATCAAAAGAAATAGCTAGCCCGTGAAGAGCAACAAAAACAAGCGTGTAGTTGATCAGCTTTAGAAAAGCTATGGGAAACAGACTCCAAGAGAACGTTCCGCGCTTTACTTCTCTAATGACACCAGTCAGCCAATCACCAAGCACGATTAGTACAACAAAGATGTAAGACTTGACTGCAAAAAAGGCTACAAGGTCTTCAAGAAGCATAGCAATGCACCCGTAAGCAGTATACCCAGTACGCGAGCAGCGACCTGTAGTTTGTTGAACTCTAGGTCAGATCGATACATGGTCTAGGTCACCAAGGTTCACTAGACCGATTGCAGACGTAAAGTCTTCAGGGATGATTTCAGATGCAAACATCAGCGGGAATGCGTGTACGCCGGCGTGCTCAAGGAACTTGGCAACAAAGCTCGAGCAGATGAACGAGTCTTCTGGCCACTCAAGAACACGACGAACACCCAGCTTGCGCAGGATGTAGATCCACAGGTAGCTCATCCACCCGTAGGTGGTCTTGCCGATGCGCCCGCGAGCCCAAGCAAGACCTTTCTTTAGTTCCCACTCGGGTGTCATCGGGCGGAGTACGGCGCACTTGAATGGGTACTTGCCCCCAAGGGCTACACCAGTGTTGGTATAGGCCGTAAGCTCACCTGACCCCTCCCAGACAGCTACGTGGACGTAGGTTGAGCGGCGGCCTATTACAAGTGCCTGAGCCAACTCGATACCTAGAAACGCCAGAAAGTCTTCATCGACGTAATAAGCAAGTACGTCGCCTGGCTCCAAGTCTTCTAGAGTAAGCACAGTGCTTAGACCCCATCTAACCAAGCAGCGCGCTTTTCTATTGGAGCGTGCTGACGTTTAAGCATGTTGTGGCTTCTGTAGGGGCTCATCGCCGAGTGTGTTGTTACATCTGTAGAGGGGCTAGTGCCGGTCCAGTTAAGTTGGTACCCTTTATACGTGATTATGCGATTTCTCCTAAGCCCCGTAAAAGAATCACTAAAATCATATACTGTTGAAGCGCTATCCGGAACTTCAAGATACACCATGCCTTGTCCTGTAATAAGGAATTCCCATCTACTCGCATCACACGTTGCGTCTGTTCTTGTAAGTTCTACGGCACCTATATAGGGTGCGCTAACGGTAGGACCTGTTGAAGGAATAGGGTCTAC